TTGTTTTGGCTATCGCCATATCTTTTTAATTGTTTTGGCTATCGCCATATCTTTTAATTGTTTTGGCTATCGCCATATCTTTTTAATTGTTTTGGCTATCGCCATATCTTTTTAAGTATATGCAAATATACTACTTTTATTTTAATCTGGTCACTGCTTTAAGAACTTTTTTCGTTAAATAATGTTGGTTATTTTACGTTCATTCTTGCTGCCATGTTAGTATATTATTCTTAGAAATTTGTGCAAATATAGTCTCTTGCCGTATTTTACAATATACGCATAGCCGTTTCTCTTGAACTGCGATTTGTTATTTTCCATTGCTGTTCTCTTGTTTTAGTTCAACACTTTTTACTGCCATGCCTCCATACACATTACTAGCTGCATATTTCTCGGCCTGTTTTGTTGCTCCTTGGAGCGACACAGATTGAAATTCCTTTGTAGTGAAGTAGCCGCCATTCTTCAATTGCGGATTACTACGCCAGAATGTAGCGATATAAATTCTCTTGCTGCTCATATTCTCCTGTTTTAATTATTTAACTGCTTCTAATACAAGATGAGCAATTGTTTCCTCATCATACCCAGCTTCTCTGAGTTGCTGCTCGTACTCTATGAGCCAACCGAATGTACTTTCATCCATATTATAGTTTATTTTAATTCTCTCGGCAATATTGCCAATTGTGCCCAGCAGGAGAGTCGAACTCCTGTACGTCCAACCCGGGCGAACGGCTTCGGCGTCCCACTGTCGTGGAACAACTGGCAATCCGTTTTATCGAATATTTATGCCGTTCTCGTCTACTGTAATTATCTCAACCAGCATTGCCTTGCCAGGTATTTCTCTTGTCTCGGTAATTTTCTTGCCGTCCTCTTCGCGCTCTACTGTCTCCTTTTTTGGTTTGTCCTCTTTGTAGATGCAGTAAGTGTGTTCGTAGTAGCCGCGCAAGTCATCGCGTTTTGCTGCGTCCTTGATACACTCGAGGATATTTTTCTCGGCATAGTAGTGGCACTCACTGGCAAACATTCTCTCGCCGGTTATTTCCTCGTTGTCAATTCTTACTTCTCCTGTTTCCAACATACTGTTTGGAATGTTCGTCAATATGAAACGGTAATTTCTGTTTACTTTCATTGCTGTAATGTTTTATTGTTATTACTTATTTTATCTATGTAAATATACTAATTATATTTGAACCGGAAAAACTTTTGAGCAACTTTTTGTGTTAAATTTTGTTTGTAATCTCAGTTGTTTCGTTCGTTATTTCCGATATGCAAATATACAAATAATATACGAAACACGAAACTTTTTGGCATATTTTTTTCAGGCTATTTTATGGGTGCTAAAAAAATAGCATAGGAAAATTCTCAGGCTTAAGTTGTGTTAAACCAGATGGTTGTTAACCACATTTAACATTCTGGCAGTTAGCCAAGTAGCACGTGCAATAAATCTCAATATGGCAAGATATAGCATGTTAGGAAATGTTAAATCTGCATTAAGAATTGTGACTCTGGCCAGAACGACTGTGGTACCAGAGCCACTCTGGCCAGAATGATTGTGGTACCAGAGTGGCTCTGGCCAGAATGATTGTGATATCAGAGTGGCTCCGTGGCTCAATCTAACATTTCCTAACCTTTTCTGAGCCTCTCAGCCACATAAATTATCATCGCAAGGATTTGAACGCGATACAGGTCACGAGATTAAGCCAAACAGACTCAGGGCCATTCAATTCATTTGTTAAAGCCTGTTAACGCGCCGGCTCGTGAGGTGAGGGATGAAAGCAGTTAGGCCCCTGTTAACGCGCCGGCTCGTGAGGTGAGGGATGAAAGCAGTTAGGCCCCTGGTGCGGTGCCTGGGTGCCCCTTATATATAGTATATAGAGCCATGTCCATAGGCAGAAAAATTTTTGGCTTCAAACCATTCTCGCAAATTAGCTAACAAATCATAAGTATGAACAAGGCCCAGAGGCTCATAAATTCTCATTCTCGCATATATTCTCGCAAATATCAATTTAGACCCTTGGACTTAATATGGAATTGGCAAAATAGTATTCTCGCAATAAAGAATAGATACTCAGAAATAATTTTCAAAGAAACAAAATAAACATGCAAAATCAAAGGGGAGTTTCTCAATAACTGATTGATTTTCAATAAATTAAATATTGATAAACAATATAAACAATAAATATATAAAAGAGATAAAATAGATTTGAAATAGTGATATGTGAATAGATAGGCTTATCATATATCACATATAACAGTATAAGACTTCATAGAAGAGTTAGGGATGATTGTTTCTGTGCCCTTTGATTTCTATTCACTAATTAAATTTGATAAAATATTAATTTTCAATTAGTTTTGTTTTGTGAAGTAGAAACACGAAAAACAAAAACCTTGTTTTCTATTCACTAACTAAGATATATGCCTAAATACCTGTGAAATATGATATTAAAAAGTTAATAATTCGCTAATATAAAAAATGTTAATTTTTGACTTTTAGTCTGTGAGAATTTTTACTTATCAGCCCTTATAACTATATTTGCAAAAACATTAAAAATATACACATGATACGGATAGGTAAATACAAGTACTTAGTAGACTTACAAGAAGGCTCTAATATTGATTCTGTAAGTGCTTATTTTATACTAGAATTTGAATATGATAGTAAATTCTATGTTGGCTGGACAGGAGAAACTAATTCGATTTCTGTAAAAAATAAAATAGATAGGCTTATATACAATGCTTTTCATAATGTTTCATGGTTATCAAAAAATAATCCAGACCTCGTAAAAGCTATAGTAGAAAGTAAGTACATAACGGTAACAACAGAAGAAATTCCTTTTAACGTTTTATCGCTACCAAATGGCCTGTTGAACGTATATTCAAGAATGTATGAACTAATAGATGAATACATGGCTTATATGCCATACGGGCATAATATAATAAATAGCTTAAATAGATGTGCAGCAGAAAAAGCAATTATACCAGGATATGCCGCAAAATGGGAAATACCAGATACAATACGTAAATCAGGAACAGATACTATACGTAGTTATCCACATAGGGCTGTGTATCAGTATACTAAGATAGCAGAAAATACTTATAAATTTTATAAAAGGTGGGATTCTATAAAAGAATACGTAAATTCAACGCCAATAAAAATCAACCCAAGCGCCATATATATGTGCTGCAATGGTCAACGAAGAATAGCCTATGGTTCTGTATGGAGATTTAATAATGCAGATGATATAATAGCTATAGAGCCAGACCTTAGAAAAGCAACAGAGCATAGGCAATTACAAAACCAAATAAAGAAAGATATAATATTAGAAGAAAAAAGTAAAACTATATTAGATAAACAGCAAAAATATAATAGTCAATATGAAAACAGATAAAATAGCACAGAAATTAGCAGATATATTGCCAGATAGGCCGATAGTTCCCGGAATGTCTAATCCAGACACATCCAAACTTGTAGAACAAGAAGCCACGCGCATCAAATCAAAACAAGATGCAAAAGAATTGGCTCGTATTAAGTATCTTGAAAAGCAAAAGCTTAAAAATCTTCAAGCCAAACAAGAAAAACGCCAATCGTTAGCAGAAGAGCTTGGCGTGGAAGAAATACCAGATGGCCAAACTGAGTTTCAAGCCAAACGCATTGCGGAGCAGCAAAAACGAGTTGAGGCTATTGAGGCACTTGAGGCTCAGACTGTAGAGCCACTTAAAGCAACTGAGTTAGCAGAACGCCATGACTCGGGCAGAGGTTCATATTCATCAGCTATACGCTCAGCACTTCAGTTACAAGGAGCATCAAGACCTGAAATAACAAAGCTTCTTACTAGCCTTAATATCAATTTAAGTGTTCAGCTTACAAAGCAAGACACGGCTAATTTATTGGCTTGTTTGTTAACGTGCAATGAAGCGCAGTTGGCAGCTCTATATAGTAATAAAAAGATACCAATTGTTATCAAAACAGTTATAAAGCGCTTGCAAGAAGATGCAAAACTTGGCAATATAGAAACAGTTGAGAAGCTTTGGGACCGCGTGTTTGGAAAAGGTCAAATGCAGCTTAATCTACCTGAGCAGCAACAACTCCAAACAGGTATTATTCCTAATGTGCCTGTGAGTCGTGAAGCGTATCTGATTATACGTGAAAACTTAATAAAGTAAAATATAGCAATGAAGTCACTTAAAGAAATGCAAGAAACAGCACTAGATGCCACAAAGCCAGGAACTGTAAATCCTGTGGAAATGTTACGTCTTGAGGCTCTGACGTCATTTGAAAAGTATACTAAACTAATGTTTAAAGCTCAATATAAGCGCTCATTCATCGTGGCTGAGCATCATAAAAAGATATTTGAGGCTTTGCAAGATGTTGTGGATGGCAAAATTACCAGATTAATTATCAATATTGCTCCACGCTATTCTAAAACTGAGGTTGTTATAAAATCATTTATCTCATGGGCCTTCGCCTTAAATCCGCGATGCAGATTTCTGCATCTATCTTATTCAGATATACTTGTGAATGATAATTCAGATACTGTGCGCAATATAATGAGTGAAGAACTATATAAAACACTCTTTCCTAATTCGGCTCTTGCATCTGAGAAAGGTTCAGCTAAGAGATGGAAAACTAAAGCAGGTGGAGAACTCTATGCAGTGTCAACACAAGGCCAAGTAACAGGTTTTGGTGCTGGATCAGTAGATGAAGAAATAGATAAAATGGACGGAGGCAATGACATATTTGTATTTGATGACCATACAAATGAGATGCTATCAATGATTGGAGCAAAATCCAATGTCTTTCAAGGCGCAATTATGATTGATGACCCTCTGAAAGCCGACGATGCGGCATCTGACCTTATACGAGAGCGCATAAATCAGCGTTTCGAAAATACAATACGTAACCGTGTTAACTCACGCAGGACACCTATCATTATTATAATGCAAAGACTACATGAGCATGACCTTTGTGGCTATTTGCAAGAGATAGAGCCAGATACATGGACTGTTTTATCACTTCCAGTTATACAAACAGACCCTGAGACAGGAGAAGAACATGCTCTTTGGCCAATGAAGCACAATCTTGAGGAGCTATATAAACTACGAGAGATTAACCCGGTAGTATTTGAGACGCAGTATATGCAAAATCCAATTCCTACTGAGGGCCTTATGTATCACGAGTTTAGAACATATCAAAATATAGAATTGCCATCAGGCTCTAAAGCTAATCAAAGATGGTGTTACGTTGATACAGCTGATACTGGCTCTGATTATTTATGTGCAATTTGCTTTATAAATACTCCAGAAATGCTATATGTAATTGATGTGCTATACACACAACTGCCCATGGAAAAAACTGAAGTAATGTTGGCTAAAATGCTCACAGAAAATAGTATAACAGAATGTCTGATAGAGTCCAATAATGGCGGTAGGCAGTTTGCTAGAAATGTAAAGCGTATTACAAGAGCTACTTTGCATAATTTCAAAACAGCCATAAATACTTTTACACAGACAAAAAATAAAGCTGCTCGTATTTTTTCAAATTCAGCTCTTGTTAACTCAGATGTAGCGTTTCCAGAAAATTGGGATAAAAAATGGCGTGAATTCTATAATGCTATTACAACTTATCGTAAAGATAATAAGCGAAGGGCTGCTCATGATGATGCACCAGATGCATTAACTGGAGTAGTAGAAATGAGAATGAAAAAAACTTTATATAAAAAGATTAAAATGAGAAATTAATATGGATAAATTACTTTATGGTGTAGGTTTAAATGACTACGACAGTAAAATAAACGTAAATGGAAAAATACTTAAATTTTATAAAGTTTGGCAGAGTATGCTTTCAAGATGCTATGATTTTAAATACCATAGTCGCTATCCCGCATATATTGATTGTAGCGTATGCAAAGAGTGACATAGCCTTACGGCATTTAAAAAATGGTTTGATGAGAATTATATAGAAGGGTATGAACTTGATAAAGATATTCTTGTTGAAGGAAATAGAATATATTCACCAGAAACATGTTGCTTTGTACCTAAAGAAATAAATAGGCTATTTGAAAATAGGTCCAAAAGACTATATTATGATAAACAATTGCCTATAGGTATACAATTTGATAAATACAGAGGAAAATATCTTGCAGAAATAACTATAAATGGAAAAAGAAAGTATGTAGGTAGATTTAATACCATAAATGAAGCTTATGAATGCCGTGAAATAGAAAAAAGATATTTAATTTCTAAATTTATAGAAGAATATTATCGTTCTAATAAGATAACTAAAAAGGTATACGAAGCTATTAAAAATAGAATATAATTTAAATTCTCGCATTATTCTCGTAATTTCTGGACTTCTAATTATATATAAATGATTAAGTCATAAGCCTTGAATGAACATAATGCGAGAATATGAAATAAAAATACCTCTATAAAAAATGTTAAAAGCGGTACAACTTATAAAGAAATTTAGTATATTTGCACTGTGGAGAAGTCAATTCAAAGCAAAAATACAGGTAATTCGATGCTAGTTAAGGGTAGCTGCTCGGTAGTATTAACATTAAAAACATAAAGAACAATGGGATTAAATTGCGGATGCCCTCTTGGCGCACATATTGCGGACCTTACCATTGAAGAATGTAAGGAAAGTATGGGGCAAATTCAAAAAGTTGCATTCCAGCGTATCTATAAGACTGCTGGAGAGTTGAACTCTGTCACAGACCCGACTAAGAAAGCATCGTTTACCACTTTGTTTTCTGCAGCCGATGGTACTAAGATGACAGTGTCGCCTTATATTCAGAGTCCTGCTACAGAACCTGGAGCAGCTCGTACATTCGGTGGAGGTAATCAAACACTTGGTGGTATTCCTATTACAATTGGCCGCGAAGCAACAAACTTTACCGGTGTAATTTATCAGGAAAACCAAAAAGTTATTGCTCAGTTGAAGCAGTATCAGTGTGAAAACATCGGTGTTTATCTTATCGACGAAAATGGTAATATTGGCTGTTTGGTAGATGACCCTGATAAGCCTACTAAGTACATGCCTATTCCTATTTACAGCTTCTTTGTAGGTGATAAGTCACTTGGCGGGTATGAAGAGCCTGATAGCAATGCTATTAGCTGGTCTTTTGTTCCTAACTGGAGTGATAAGTTCTGCATTATCAAGCGTGAAACTTTGGACTTTAATCCTCTCACTGATTGGGTTAATGTAGCTTCCGCTGGAGCTTAAAAACTTCAATTATGAGAAAGAAAAAAGAACAAACGGTAACGCTGGTTGTGCCTAAGCATAATATCAAGCAAGAGTTCGGCCTTCAACACGCAGAACGATTGCTTGATATGGGCCCAGCTCTAAACGGCGGATGGGAGTTACCGAAAGATAGCAATTATTATTACGACGAAGAAAATGGGCTTAGAGTTAAATCAGATAAAGCAAATTCTGCAAAAACCGTCTAAAAGACAGGTTATTCAGAAGGCTGTAAATATGCAGCGTCGTCTTAGGTTCCATACTGAGACGAATATTGCTGTATCTGATATTAACCAACCTACTACCATATTCTTAGATTGGGTAAAGCATCTGCTTCCAAAAGATAAGTTCAATATATTCTTGCAGCTGTTCAAATTCCCGTTGCCAACACCTGCTGTAGTTGAGGACGTCTATAGAGAACTCGAAAGAGTTTTCTATAGCCGTAACTCATCTAGTTCATACCAATTTACAGACTCAGAGCTTGCAGAAGACTGGGCCTTGTATCGTAAGAGCAATCTTAATGAGCCAGAGGTATGGAAGACAATGGGATGGAAGCGAATGCAGGTGTCGCCCAATAGTATTTTAGTAATTGACCTTCCTCAAGTACAAACTACATCACGCCCTGAGCCATATTTTTATTGGCTTGAAATTGACTCTGTGATTGATTATGAGCTTTCTAAACAAGATGAGAATTTGTTTAACTGGCTTGTTTTTAATCAGCCAGAACACAGAATAGCTGTATTTGATGATACTTCTATAAGAGTTTATCAACTCAACGAAAAGAATGAAATTCAGTCATTAGTTTCTGAGGCTCAGCATGATTTAGGGTATTGTCCTGCAAGATTTTTTTGGTCAACGCAGTTAAACGAGAAAAACAAAGACCTTAAAAAGAATCCAATTACGAAAGAGCTTTCTAACTTGGATTGGTATTTATTTTTCTCAATATCTAAACAGCATCTTGACCTTTATGCGCCATATCCTATTTATAGTGCTTATGAGGCTGATTGTAATTTTGAGAATAGTGAAACTGGTGATTACTGTGATGGTGGCTTTTTGCGCAATGCTAAAGGAGAGTATAAGATACTTAACGATGGCACAGTGGAGAAATGCCCCTGCTGCAGCGAAAAGCGAATAGCTGGACCTGGTTCATTCTTGGAGGTGCCTATTCCTAATCAGACTGAAGGTGTAGCTGATATGCGTAACCCAGTCCAGATTACCACTATAGATAAAGACTCACTTGATTATAATGTCAACGAGTGTGCAAGACTTAAAAATGAGATTGTTATTTCCGTAGTTGGTTCTGGAGGTACTGTAAGTGAAAAAGAAGCCATAAATGAAACGCAAGTAACTGCTAATTTTGAAAGTAAGACTTCAGTGCTTAATGCACTTAAGACTAATTTTGAGTTGGCACAGAAGTTTGTTGAAGATACTGTTTGCAAACTCAGATATGGAGGTGCTTTCATATCGTCTTCAGTAAGCTGGGGTACAGAGTTTTATGTTTTTACAGTAGCTGAGCTATATTCTAAGTACAAACAAGCAAAGGAAAATGGAGCATCCAACTCAGAACTAGATGCAATATCACAACAAATTCTTGAAGTTGAGTATCGTAACAATCCTTTGGTACTTCAGAGAATGCTGATTTTGAAACAGTTAGAGCCTTATCCACATAAAACGTTGGACGAAGTGTTAAAGCTGTATGAAAAAAAGTTAATTGACGAAAATCTGGTAAAACTTAAAATAAATTTTAGTACTTTAGTCGAAAAATTCGAGCGTGAGAATATTAACATAATTGAGTTTGCTTCAAACAAGCCAATGAGAGAAAAAATCGATATAATAACAAATAAACTTTTAGAGTATGTTACAGAAAATGACACTACAGGAACTGCAGAATAGCACTGTTGACGCACTTAAGCAGGCTCATGCTATAGCTAAAGCCCATCAAGCTGACCTCCAGAAGCTTAAATCAAGCAAAGATAAGAGGTGGACAGAAGCAATGCAAGAAGACCTTGATGCTACAGCTCTTTATATTGTAGATATTGAGGATGTTCTCGAAGAAAAAACTTCATCTGCTAGCAGCGGTGAATATGAGCCAAAAGCTGGCACTGAAAAGCTTATACATCTGTCAATTGTAAAAGGTCGCCGCTTTAACCCTATGACAGGAAAAGAAGAAAGCAAGCCGTATACTCAGTTATTTACATTTGCTGAGTGGCAACTTTTCAAAAAGAATTTCAAAGGTCTTGGCTATTCTATAATGAAAGTATTGCATGACCCGTACGGAGAGGCAAAAGATTTTGTTGCAAATTAAAAACTTAAAATATCAAAGCTATGTTAACAATTGAGATGCTACAACAAAATTCAGCATTAGCTGGTCTCTCTGATGCTCAGCTTACGGCAATTGCTGAAATGTCAAAAAATGATGAAAATACTGTAATCGGTACTAAAATTGGTGCTTTGCATGGGCAATATGATACCGATATTTTCAGTGTTACTGGAGTAAAAAAGAAAGACGGCGAAAAGAGCTATGATTACGCTAAACGTGTACTTGGTGAATATAAAACAAAAGCTGAGTCTGTAAAAACAGTACAAGCAGAGCTCGATGCAGCTAATGTTAAAGTAACCGAGTTGCAAACAAAACTCGAGAAAAATGCAGGAAATGAGGAGCTTACTCAGCAGCTTAAAGATGCTAAAGCTCAAGTCGCTCAGCTTCAATCTAAGCTTAAAACTGAGCAAGATAACTACAAAACAAAAGAAGCTGAATTTAACAAGCAGTTGAAAGATGTACATGTAGATTATGCTTTTCAGGCTGCTACTGCAGGTCTTAAGTTCAAAGCTGGTATTACTGAGCCTGTTCAGAAAACATTGCTTAATGCAGCAAAAGCTGAAATTTTGGCAAAAGGCACACCTGATTTTGTAGAAGATGGTCAAGGAGGCAAGAAACTTGTTATTCGAGGAGCTGATGGAAATATCCTTAACAACCCGAAAAACAATCTTAATCCTTATACTATTTCTGAGCTTGTTATGGAAACATCTTTGAAAGACGTAATTGATACAGGCCGTAGACAAGTAGGTGGTGGTACAGGAGATTTTCAGGAACAAGGCGGTCAAGGAGGAACACTTGATTTGACTGGAGTAAGAACTCAGCTTGAAGCGGACAAAGTAATTGAAGCTTATCTTCTTGCAAACGGTTTAACTCGTGACTCTGCAGCATTTGGAGAAAAGCTTACTGAAATAAGAAACGAAAACAATGTGGCAACTTTGCCAATAAGATAAAAAGGCACATCCTAAAAAGAAGAGAAATTAAAAAATGCTATTAGGCGTAAAAGGGTAATGCACCATATAGCAAAATGTTTAACAAATTAAAAACTAAAAATTATGAGCTTAGTATTAACTCGTATTCAGAACACTCTTGCTAATTCCAGATTGGATAAGTATGAGTATCGTGCAAGTAGGTACGGCGCGCTCGATGCTTTTATGGTGCAGTCGAATGACCCTACAGGTATTTTAACCCCTGAGTTGAAAGAGAAGGCCCGTACTTCTATCGGTACCACTCTTCAAACTCCAGTAATTGACTATGATGCAGATATTACTATTGGTAATACTCGTTCTTTGACAATTGCTGATAGTGAAAACACTTCTCGATTTGTTAACATCACATTTGCTACCTATTCATGGGGCTTTACTATTGCTCCGGCAATGTATATGAACAATGAAATTGGTATTCAGCGTGATTTTGATACTAAGTTGATGAAGTATGCATATGCTGTCGCAAAGAAACTTGATGAAGCTGCTTTGGCTGCTTTGGCTGCAGATAAAACTCAGGTTCTTAAGAACAAGCTGTTGTATGATTTCTCAACTAACGCATTGAGTGCAAAGTGGACAGAACGTGAAAATGTATTTGGTGACCTTGAGGTACTTATGGGAGCAAATGACTTCTATGGCCAGTTGCATATCATTGGCGACCCTGGAGTTGAGAGCATCATGCGTAAGCTGCAACAGCATGGCTTGTACAATGATGTAAACAAGCAGAATGAGTTTGGTAATAAGATTATTCACTTGACGAACAACCTTGCAGCAGCTGGTGGTAAATACGCGCAGGGTTATGCCGTGAATGCAGGTTCGCTTGGAATGCTGTTGCGTTATGAACGTGATTGCTTGCTTGGAACTGTTTCAGGTGACGGTCATGAGTGGGGTATTGCTACTTATCCTGTTATTAATATGCCTGTTGGTACGTACTTCTACGACTCTGTAGGAGACTATAGCGCTATTGCAGGAGCTGCTACCGCTGATATGACACGTACTCGTAAGGAACATTACGGATTTGCAGTTGATGTAGCGTTTATCACTGCTTATAACAGCGATAGAGCTACTTTGCCTAGTCCTATTCTTTCATTTAATGTTTCTAGCGAAGATGCAGTTTATGCTAAGCCTGTGGTCGTTGTCAACTCTGAAGACAATCCGGTTAATACTAAGGAGGCTTCTGCAGAAGTTGGAGGATGATAAACCGATAGCAAATCTTTGAGTTGTTATTAGCTTTGGTAGAAGGTACACTGAGCCACTAGGCGATAGTGGCCTTCTATTTTTCATTAAAAATTAAGAATTATGGTTAGAGCCAACGATATACAAGAAAAGCTGTTACATCTTATTGGGTGGGAGCAGAATTATGATACATCAGACTTAAAAATATCTGATGCTTTAACCGTGAGTGAAAGTGGCCTATATTTTCAACAAATTCATCCTTTGCTGACTTTGCAGAATATGTCATGTATTGCTCCGGATTTTAAGAATATCACTTTTCCAGAATACAATTCTGAAAAGGAATATAGCAAAGGCAATGTGATTGATTATCAAGGAACACAATATAAAGCGCTTCAAAAAGCACAAGGAAAACAGCCTGATATTGAGTCTGAGTATTGGGTTGAAACCAATTTATTTTCTGAATGGCTTGAGAGCAAAACAAAAGCAAGCATTCAAAAGGCTATTGCTAGATACTGCAATGAAAAAACGGTAGAAGGAACAAACAAGCCATTATGCGAAAGTCGTACTTTGTTTGATGGAACAGGTAGATTAGTAGATACTGTAAAGAATAAGAAAAACCTAGTTGGCTTTGAAATTGTACCAATAAGAGCAAAAGGTGTAACCACAAAAATAAATAAAATATGCCTTCAGTTTACTAAGGCTGGAGAATATATTTTGTATCTTATGCATTCAAGTATGGATGCTCCAGTAAAGATTATAAAGCTTAATAAGATACGAGATAATAGCGCTGAATGGTTTACAGTCGATGACCTTTATTTGCCATATCAAAGTGAAGATAATGATGCAGGAGGAAGTTGGTATTTATGCTATTTTCAGTCCGAACTTCCAGAGGGAAGCCAAGCTATCAGAAAAGATAAAGACTGGTCAAAAGAGCCCTGTGGCTCATGCTCGCGTAGAGAATTACTTGCTTGGATGGCATGGTCTAAATATCTTGAAATTCATCCATTCTTCGTAAATGAAGAACTTATAAGTATAGAAGACGAAAGCTTACATTTGTGGGACGTTGAAAACAATCAATATACCTATGATAATAACTACGGATTAAACTTAGAAGTTACTGTAAGCTGTGATATTACAGACTTTATAGTTGAGCAGAGAATGATGTTTCAAGATGTCATAGCTAAGCAGGTAGCCGTAGATATGTTACGTGAATTTGCATACAACTCTAATGTAAGAACAAATAGGCATTCAATCAATGCTTCTCGACTTGATATATTATATGAGGTAGATGGTGACTCTTCTTCTATGAAAAAATCAGGTTTAAGTTATCAGCTAGATGTGGCTTTTAAGGCCATTAAACTAAGTACTTCTGGAATTGATAGAGTATGTTTGCCATGCCGAAACAATGGCATTAAATATAGAACTGTATAAGTATGACTGTAAAACGATATAATGCGACACTTCGCAATCTGGAATATAGGCTGCGAAGTTTTAAGGATAGCTTGCCTATGCTATTAGAAGATATTGTGCGTGACAAAGAAGATGTAATAGTATCAGCTATAGCAGATGACCAGTTATATCGTCGTGGTATCAACGGTAGAGGTGAAAAGATAATGGATTATATGCCATATAAGCCTAAAACCATACAAATAAAAAAGAAAAAAGGTCAGCCTACTACAAGGGTCACATTGCGAGACACAGGTGCTTTTCATGAGTCTATGTTTGTAGTATTTGACTCAGAAGGTTTTTATGTGACCGCGAGTGATGAAAAAACACCTGAGCTTATTGAGAAATATGGTGAAGAGATTTTTCGCTTAACGGATAAAAACTTTACCAGAATAGTTCGTTCTCATATAAGAAAAGAATTAGTTAAACGATTAAAACAGGCAATAAGGAAATGAAGGAAAACTCAGTACAAATAAGATTTAAGGAAGACCCTGTATTGCTTGATAAGATATTACAGGATATGCAAAAGTCACTTATGAACAGACTTAAGTGGCTTAATTATGCATTTGGTAGAGCATATAAGCTCGTAGAACACAGGCCAGACGGTAATAAGTTTATATACCCTGCAATGTATAATGGCAACGGAGAATATGTGTCGCTTTTACCAAATGATAACTTTGGCAATTTTTCATGGTTTGATATTTATGACCCACAAAAGATTACTGAAGTAGTTCAATCATTGCCACAATACACTTTCAGCGGGGCCATTATATTCTGGTATGACCTCAGTAGCATTTATGAAGATGAAACTGTTATGCATACAGAAGAAGTAAAAGATGAAATTATGCGGGTATTAACTACTCCAGGTCTTATTACTACAATTGGTAAGCTTGTTATAAATGATATATATGAGCGCTTTGAAAATATATACAAAGGTTATTCAATAGAGAAAATCTATAATAACTATACTTATAAAGGAGAAGGTATACAAGATATTGATAAACAATTCTTCATGTACCCTTATGCAGGAATACGAATTGAATTTACTTTAACAACTAGAGAATTATGCCAACGGTATATTTTATAGCAATGCTTTCGGCTTTAATATATATAGCCTTAGCAGCAGCATTTGCTATTTTGCTAATTGGAAAACTCGGTGTAAGAGATAGCATTATTGCCAGAGCTCCTAAGCTTATTTCTCAATTATTCGATTGTGACTTTTGCTTAAGCTTTTGGACGTCGCTTATTCTCGCTATCATTCTCGCTATTTTCTTTAACGAGATGAGTATTATATTTATTCCTATCATATCAACCCCTATAACGCGAATTTTAATATGAAAAACCTGATAGTAAATAAAAAAGTCGTACGGGTATATGACAGCATAGATGAAATGCCCATTGTAAATTTCCAGAAGTACAATAAGTATTTGCTTATAGACTCTGGAATTGGCTCAGACGCAGATGATATTGATGCTCATATAACTCGTGTTGCCAAATTCATTAAAAGTAATAATGCCAAAAAAGCTTTGCAAGAACTGCAAAACATGAGGCAAAATATGTATATGGTGAACAATGAAATTTCACCGAGGTACTTAGCTTTTGCAGCTCTTATTCATAGCATAGACGGTGAAGAAGTTAATGATTTGTCAGATGATGGACTTAAAAACATATTGGCCAGGCTTAAAGAAATAAAGCATTCAAAGATTATAGACTTTTTGACTTGGCTTAAAAAAAAAGTAACCACCGAACTTGAAATGTACTTTCCAGGAGATTTTGTAAATCCAAAGGAAAAAGATGCATACGATAAGTTAAAGCAAAGAACACTTCTTGTATTGGACTCTACGATAAATGACACAGATAACTCTGAACAGATAGAAACCATAGATATGATAATGCTTAATATGCATTCTCCAAAATCATACATAGGAAGTGAGTCTGTTGAGATAAAATATGATAAGCAATTTGAAAGTACTTGTCTTTTGATAGCTCAAAAAACAAGCATGGACGCTAAAAAGATGACAGTACTTCAATTCTATAATGCTGTTGATAATATAAAACAGCAATTAGAAGCAGAAAGCAAGAGTGTTAAACGGCATAAAAGGAAATAATTATGGCTGAAGACGATAAGATAAAATATAGCGATATAATTGAGCCGGATGACTCAATTGAAAAGCTTGTCAAGCAACTTGGCGAGCTCAATCAGTCATACGAGACAATGGTAAATGCTATCAGGGCAGGTGCAGATAGGATTGTGCATTCTCTTAAATCTGCTAGTGGAGCTACAAGTGAAGGGCGTAAAGCTATTGATGAAGCAACAGCATCTACGTCAAGACTTGAAAGAGCTCAGAATGAGCTTAAATTAGCTTTATCTGATACGGGTAAACAGATTGCTTGGCTTAAAGCACAAACTTCAGATGCTAATAGAGCAACTGTAGAACAGCAGCGTTATATCCAGCAAGCTATATCTTCTTATAACCGTCTTAAGTCTGACCTAAAGCAAACAGTTGAGCTATATAAGTCTTTAACTGCGGCTGAAAGAGCAGATAGCGAAATGGGGCAACAGCTACTCAATGATATTCTTAATTTAAAAAATCAGATTAAGGCCCTTGATGACCAAATGAAGCCTCATATACAAACTCTGTCTGAAGTAGAAAAGGCAGAGCAAAGATTAGCTTATTTACAGTCAGATGAAGGTAAAAGATTACTTGAATTGAAAGCTAAGATTGCTGAGCTTACTTCTGCTAGAAAACAGCAGAAAGCTACAGTAGACCCATTAGCTCAAGCTCAAGAGAAACTTGCTTATGCTCAGTCAGAAGAAAACCAGCAACTTAAACTCTATTCAACTCAAATACGAGAAGCAAATCAGATTGCTCAATTACAGGCTACAATTGCTAATTCTGCAGAAGGTTCTTATAATAGACTTTCAGCTCAATATGCATTAAATAAAATACGACTTAATCAGATGTCTGCAGCTGAGAGAGAAGCTGCGGACTCTGGTAAAAAGCTTGAAGCTGAGACAAATGCAATTTATCAGCAGATGATAAAATTGCAAGAAGCAACAGGTAATTATAAATTGTCTGTAGGCCATTACCAAAAAACATGGGACGGCTTAGGTATTTCTATTTCTCAAGTAGTACGAGAATTACCTGCTGCAGCTGTATCGCTTAATACATTCTTCTTAGGTATATCGAACAATATACCTATGGTAGTTGATGAAATTAACAGATTACGTGCTCAGAATAAACTTTTACAAGCAGAAGGTAAAGCAACTGTAAGCGTAACAGGCTCAATAGTTAAAGCTTTGTTTAGCTGGAATACTGTGCTTGTTATATTGCTTACTGTATTTTCCATGTTTGGCAAACAGATTATAACATGGGTTGGTAATCTTTTCAAAGCAAAAAATGCTGTTATATCTACAACTAAGGCTCTTGATAATATAGCCAAAGAACTTGAAGATACTAACGGCAGCTACGGCAATAACATTGTAAAGTTAAAGCAGTTGCAGCAGGAATGGAAAAATCTTGAAACTACTGCTAAGAAAGACCAGTGGATTAAAGACAATAAATCTAATTTTGACCAGCTTGGAGTATCTGTTAATAATGTAACAGATGCTGAAAACGTATTTGTAGATAATACTGAAGCTGTAATCAATGCTCTTAAATTAAGAGCTAAAGCTGCTGCTGCTCAAAAGTTAGCCGCAGATGAATACGAAAAAGCTTTAATCGCTAGAAATAAAGCAGAAACAGAAGCAGGTAAAGGCCCATCAGGTTGGGATAAATTCAAAAACTGGTGGGTACAATCTAGTTTACGAGCTACTGATGAATTTGGCGTAGGACCATCTGCAGCTAATTTACAGGTAGCTGACCAAGTATCTGCAGAAGATTTTAGACAACAGAGAATTAAAGACCTCAATGATGAAGCAGATGCTGCAGAGAAAACAGGAGATGCATACTTTGACTTAGCGGCTGGATATGAAAAAGCTGCTAAAGCTCAACTTGAAGCTGCTGGTATAGAAGAAAAGCATAAAACGCGTACAAGAGAGCCGCGCGACTTAACTCGTACTATAAACCAGAATGATATAAAAATACAAAGAGAATACGAGGAAAGTGTAACTGAATTACTTAAAGATGAATATGCTAAAAGGCGTAAAGCTGCAGCTGACCAGGTTCAGGATGAAAATAATAAGCTTCGTGAGATGTATCGTCTTAATGAAGAATATGTTAAAAATGTAGATGGAAAATATAAAAAACTTACTGAGGACCAAAAGAAACAAATTGATAGGCAGCAAGAGCTTATAACTAAGACTATTGCTAATAATTTACGAGCATTAGACCTTCAGTTACAACAAATTCAGAATGAGCAAAAAGTTGCTTCTTTGCAGACGCAGCGTAATACTATAAATCCTACTGATACTAGCGCAGCAACTGAAGCAGCTCAAAATCAAGAGTCTACTGTAACTACCAATGTAGTAGTTACGCGCGATGCTTCTCAAATGGAAGCCTCATTGGTAGAAGAGCGCAAGCTTATGGAAGAAAATCTTGATTTGGAATATGCTTTGATACTTGATACTAATAAGAGATTATTAGAGGCAGGAGATGACCAAGCTCGTTCTGAAGAAGAAATACTTATTGAGCTCAACAAGAAAAAACTTGAACTGTGGAGTGAGTATGACCAGAAAATCTTAGATGCAAGAGAGCGTGATATTGAAAATCAGCTTGAACTTGTTAAAAAAGGCAGTGAAGATGAACTCAATCTGCTGCTTCAGCAAAATGAAGTACGTAGGCAATTAGCTTTAGCGCAAAATGCTGCTAAACCTGCTGCTGAGCAAGTAAGTACATCTGTAATAAATGCACAGTTTGATAAGTCTGCAGCTCAAACTAAAGGGTCATTCCAAATGACCAGCTTTGATGAGCAACAGGCTTTAGATGAGGCTGTATTTAATGAAGTTAAGCGCAGTGAAACTGAGATAACTCGATTTAAGCTTGAGCAAGAAAAAGCCAGATGGCAAGAACAGATACGTTTAGCAGAAGCCGGTGGATTGGATTGGAGCCAAGCTCAGATTGATGCAGCTAAAGCTACTGTTAAAGGTATAGACCGTGAGCTGTCAGAACTTGATGATTTTATTAAGAACATTGGCAAAAAAGGTTTAGGTGGTACTTTACTTGAAAAACTTGGTTTTGATGACGACCAGATTGATGCTCTAAAAGATGCTGTAAATATAGTAATAGAGCAGCTTCAATCTATCATGGACGCTGAAGTTGAATTGGCTGAACAGGCTGTAGAAGCAGCTGAAGCTCGAGTAGAAGCTGCACAAAAGGCTTATGATGCAGAAGTAGAAGCAAGAAATAATGGATATGCTAACAACGTAGCAACAGCTAAAAAAGAACTTGAACAAGAAAAGAAAAACCAGCAAGAAAAACAGAAAATGCTTGCTGCTGCTCAAAAGCGTCAAGAAAATCTTAATACTGTAATTCAAGCATCTTCACTTATTACTGCTTCTGCTAATCTATGGAGCTCATTCTCTTCAATACCTATCGTCGGCCCAGCCCTTGCATTGGCTGCTATTGCTACGATGTGGACCTCGTTTGCTGTTGCGAAAGTTAAAGCTAAGCAGGTAACTGCAAGTCAATCAGAAGAATATGGTGAAGGTGGTCTTGAGTTCTTGGAAGGAGGTTCTCATGCATCAGGTAATGACATCGATTTGGGTGTAGAGAATAAAAAGAAGCGTCGTATGAAAGCTGAAGGTGGTGAGGCTCTTGCTATCATTAATAAGCAAAGAACAAGAAAATATCGTAAGATACTACCAGATGTAATAGATAGCTTCAACAAAGGAACATTCGAAGATAAGTATTTAAATGCATTTGGTAATTCTGATAAGCTAAATATTTCTCTTAATTCTAATAATAATATGGACCTCTCTAAAATTGAGGATGACGTACGAAGCATTAGAAAGCAGAATGAAACAAGGTATTATACTATGCCAGATGGAACTGTTATAATGCAACATAGGAATGTTAAACGTATAATTAAAAACTAAAAGATATGATACCTCCAAAATATAAATTCTACATATCAAAGAATGATGGTGGTAAAGTAGAAGTAAGACCTCATTACAAAGAGCTTAATAAGAAATATGCCAAAGAGAGTGGACAAGAATTTTTCCGTATTTCTATGGATGGCAAAATCAACCTGTTTGGCGATGCTTATGAAATTGTTAAGCAATCAAGTCCTGAGGACCAACTCATATTTATTATTGATAAATACAATAGAACTTCTAAAAAATGGGTTGAGTACTATAAAGGTGAATTTAATAAAACTGATTGCAAGTTTGACCACGATAAAAAGAAATGTGAACTTAAAACTACAACAATAGATAACTATACAGAGGTCATGAATAAATATGAAAATACTTATGACCTTATAAAACTTGCTCCTGAAATATCAAAAATAAACTTGCATAAACGCTCACTCATGCAAGTTTATGTCCGTGGTGCCAATTCTATAACTAATTTCTTCGGTGGTACCTATTGGGAAGATGATGTGAATGAAAGTATAGATGACAATGCTGCGCTTATAAATAACTTCTATTTTTCCTATATAAAATCTGGTAATGAATTTTACATAGGAAATTCTAACAAAGCAGGTGTTAATGGCGTATATGCCGGAACTAATGGTTATTATAGCAACTGGAATGGCTATACTTGCTATTTAGAGAAAAATCCTGATGCTCAACCACCATTTACAGATGTAAGCTACTTTATTATGATAAAAAGAAATTCAGATAATAAAGTACTATATAAATCTGAAACAGCTGTTAATATCGATGATGAAACGCTGTTTTCAGAAGACCGAGATTACACTAATGATAAACACTTAAGATATACCTCTAAACTAATAGATGTGGAAAATGCTAAAAACTCATGTACTATAAGTAATTTGTTTACATATAGAATATATAGGCGCTTACTTTGTGATATAGATACTGTAGAAGACTCAGAAGGTGTTAAAAATACCTATGATTTACTATCAGATGATTTTGTTGCAGATAATAGAAATTATAAGAAGTGCATTGGTTTAAAAGGTGGTATGTTTTTTTGCACTTCTAGAGCAGTAGATGAGCCAACAAAATATGGTCTAAATGATTACGGACAGTATTTTACTAACCAGTTTATTCCTAGTAGTACAGGTTTAGGAAGACCTTTGCCTATTAGCAAAAATTCATGGGCAAATGCTTCACTGTGGTATGTATATGATAGTTTTTATGAATATTTTGAAGAAAAATTAAGAAAACAGTATGTATTAAAAGATAGTTATTCTATTGGCGCGGCCATAAAGGCTATTCTCAAGAAAATAGACCCTACATTATCACATGAGCCAACTGCAGAATATAGCCAATTTTTATATGGCACAACTAATCCACTAGGATTAGCAAGATTTTATGCGTATATTACACAAAAAACCAATATATTAAAAGGTGATTATGACCAGCCTGCTCAGAAAGCTGAAACTTCACTCGAAGAGCTTATGAAAATGCTGCGTGACTGTTTTAGATGCTACTGGTATATAGAAGACAATAAATTTAAAATTGAGCACATATATTTCTTTATGAATGGTGGTAGTTATTCTGGCAAATCAAATTATCAGCTTGATTTTACAAAGCTCACAGACCAGTTTAATAAAAAGCTATCGTCTTATTTTCAATCTGAAATAGAATATGATAAGTCAGACTTAAATCAGCGATACGAATTTGCCTGGATGGATGACGTAACAGACTTGTTTGGCGGTAATACTATTGATGTTAAATCTAACTATATTCAAAAAGATAAAACAGAAGAAATAAATATAGGTCAGTTTTCATCTGATGTAGACTATATGTTATTCAACCCTTCAAATTTTTCTGAAGACGGCTTTGCTCTATTATGCCCAGTTAAAAACGGTTCTACTCTCGAATTGCCGATAATAACAGTAAATGGTCTTGTAGATGAAAATGGAGATGAATATGAAGCAGTTGTACAAAATTGGTATGCATCATGGATATACTTGCAGAATTTCTATCTTTGGGATATGCCAGCATCAAACTTAGAGTCTAATGTGCTTAATTATTTATATGCGAGGGACATAAAAAAATGTATGAAACATACTATAGAATTTCCTACAGAAGAAGACCTAGACGAACTAGAACTTATTAAAACAGCATTTGGAAACGGCAAAATAGACGAAATATCTATCAGTTTAGACACTAGAATGGCTAAAGTAAATCTGCTTTACAGGCCGGAATAATGCTTATGTTAAATACGTTAGAAAATTTTTATATATTATTTATAATCACTAAATTTACAGCATGAAGTTAGTAAATAATAACATATCGCCACTGCCTTTTTACGATAATATTGCTCTGCAAAATCATCGTAAAGACTATGCATTTGGCCAGGTTTATCAGCTTATAACCTACAGGAATATGTTATTGCCATTTCAAGTAGTTTTAGCCAGCGGTACATCTGTGAATTGGGTTAGGCTATATAACTTCAGCACAGGAAAATATACTGACATAACAACCAGCATAAAAGAAAATGGCTTACAGATTAAGTCATTTACTGGATTTAAACTATTGAAATATCCTGGTACTCTTCCTGTCATAGGAATTGTGCATGAAGGCCAATATTATTTGGCAATATCTATATCTGGTTTAGGAACTATATATTCTGATATTTTTACAGTATGCAATAAAGTAGATGATTATCTGCTTATAGAGTATAATAATTCTTACAATTTTGACCTTAAAAATGGAGTCGTTGATTTTTCTGATAACTTCAAATTTAAGTGTTACTTAAATACTCAGATAGGCAAACCTGAATATGACTTTGAAGAAGAGGCAACCGATAGGATGGGCTATACATTCATTGAAAGCCAAGTAAGCAAAAAGATATATAAGTTTACATTCTTAGCCCCAGAATATCTATGCGACGCTCTTAGAATTGTAAGACTATGCGAAAGCAAACAAATTACAAGTAAATTGCAAACCTATGATTTGACTACATTTAGCATGGAGCCTGAATGGGAAGACCAAGGAGATTTAGCAGCGGTTGAATGCGAATTTGAGACTGATACTGTTATAGCTAATATAGGCGGATATGAACCTGAATTAGCAGGCGGTGACTTTAATAATGACTTTAATAACGATTTTGATATAGAGTAATATGGCAAATTGGACAACATTAAAAGCTGCTATTGCAGATGTTATAAAAACGAATGGTAACCAAGAAATTACTGGTGCTGTTTTGCAGAATACTCTCAACAGTATTGTTAGCGCTGTTGGAGAAAATGCAACATTCGCTGGTATAGCTACGCCAACTACTAATCCAGGAACTCCAGATGGCCCAGTATTTTATATTGCTTTAGAATTAGGTGTATATTCAAATTTTAATGGCATAACATTAAAAAATCCAGGATTTGCTATAATATATAATACAGATGACAACGAATGGGCTTTTATTTCGCATAAAGAATTAAATTTGCACAGCGGAATTAAAGAAACCGGTACTATAAATGGTATTGGAGAAGACAAAATTGCTTTTTATTATGGTAATACATATTTTAAAAAAGGATATAAAGGGCGATTACAATTTACGGCAACTGGAAATGTAAAAAGTATTAGTTGTTATATAACAACTAACAAAGGAAATTTATCTGGAGGATATGCTGCTATTATAGAATCTTATAGAAACCTTTCTTCGAATAACGAGTTTATTGTAGATTTTATCGCGCAGCAAGATGGATATATAATGTTTAACACTGCCGCTTTATCAGATATTAGCATATCTTGTAAAATTTATACAGATTTATCATCTGATGTTGACAAGCTATCATCTGATGTTGACAAGCTATCATCTGATGTTGCTGAGCTTGAAGATAATAGCCTAACAACTAAAAATAAGCTATTTACTTTTGGAGGAATAGCAAATAAACAACCCGACTTAGGAGGCCTACAAACTAACTGGGCTTCTGTTATTCATGGGGTTGCTGCTCAGGAAATTGAAACGCTGTTTGTCATTAAAAGTAGTAATTCAACTATCAGTAGCAGTTTAATTTTCAGACTTTATAAAGGAAACGGTGCCACCATAAATACAGCATTTACAGAATTGATTGATACTATTACTGTCACACCAGATGAGTTCAATCAATTAAAAAGTGGTGATATAATAAAATTACCATTATCTGAGAAAATTGATATAGGCATTGAAGATTATTATACACTTGAACTTGAAATAGGAACTCAAGCCGTTTATAGTTTAAAGTTTGGAGCTTGCGATGCTTATGCAGCACATAACCTGATAAGAGAAGGGTTCTATAAAAACACAACAGATGGCAACTGGATTATTGTTAATACTTATCCTGAAGGCAAATATACGTATGGGTTATTGTGGGGTATTTACATAGGCGAAGGAAGTTCTGTTAATTTTGAGCAATCTTGGCAAGAGAAATTCTATATGAATATTTTGTCGTCATTGCAAAATTATGCAGAAAGGCTATCATCTGATATTGACAAGCTATCATCTGATATTGACAAGCTATCATCTGATATTGACAAGCTATCAGATGTTGTTAATATAGGTTTATATACTTTAACTGGTAATAATGAAGAGAGTGCTTCTGGCCCAAATAGAGCATTTAATTTCACAGATTTAGAACTTATTAAAGGAGATAAGTATAAGTTTGGCATAGAATATACCAATGAAGAAGAAATAAACAGCATATCATTATACACAGACAATGTCCAAGGTACTAATTCGTATGGGTATGTTAAAATAGGTGAATTTAGTAAAGCAAAAGGATTGCCTTTAGAAATTGAATTTATTCCTGATGTGAATGGATATTTGATGTTTAACATCGGTGCAACTGTTAATGGCTCTGTATCGGTTACTGTAAAACAAGCTATTCAAAAATCGGATATAGCAACAGACGAAATTGAAGTTGGAACTCTTACAGGTAATAATGATACAGATAACTACACTAACATTAATTTTTCATGGTTTAAGAAAAAATTATATGCTGGCAAAAAATATCAAATAAGATTAGTACAAAATCTTATTAGTAATATAGCTAACACTAAATTTAGGACTTTATCTTGTTATGTGACATATACACAAGGCTCATTAAATGGAGGCTATGAAGCCGTTTTTGAAAAAAAAAGGAGTTTTGATAACAATGAAACGATTGAATATACTCCTACTAAAGATGGGTATTTAATGCTGAATACTTATGCTTCTACAGATAAAACATTTTATGCATACATATACTTAAAAAGTATAAAAGATTTTACAGCGTTACAACGCGATATATACAATTTAGAAACAAGAATTGCTGAGCTTGAAGATAATGAAAAAATAAGTACTATTAAACAAAGAGCTAAAGCTATTATTCCAAATTCAGTTGGTAAGTTTCCTATAATAAAGCCACAATTTAAGGATGTTTATTTAACACTTTGCGGGGATAGTATTTTTGCATTTCAATCAACATTTACAAAAGATGAAAAAGGTGTAGCAGCTGTTCCACCAACTTGTGACAAGAAAGCAAATGCTAATATGTTATGGAATGCTTTAGGGTGGGGCAATCCACAATATAGAAGATTCGATTATGGTAAAAAATCCCTTGTTGGAGATTGGGATAATACGTGGTCTGATGATAGTCAAGCGATATTTACTGAGATTGGAACTTTCAAGACAGAATACATAGGTCAAACAAGAAGAGAAGACCCTAATTTTGCAGGAAAAATTGGCACTAATGTAATGCAAGTTTCTACAAAAATTGATGAAGCAAGCTTTCCTTATCAATTTGATAAGTCAGAAGATTCTTGGTGGCAAAGAAATATTCCTAAAAGATTTAGTAATTCTGCAAATGCTTCTATAAAGTTTACCATACCAGCAGGATATAGTAAGTTTGACTTTTTATATCATGCACATACTCATGGCGATAGTGTAACTATAGCTGTTGATAGAGGAAATGGAATAGTAAAAGTCAATACTATTCCTAATGACTTCAATGGAGAAGGAGCTGTGGAAGCTAATAACCATGTTTGTGATTTATCAATGGAAAATTTAACGGAAGTAAGTGGTGGAAATGATAGCTTTGGAATACCAAATATGAGGTTATATTTCAATATAACTGATACCAGTTTACCGACAACTATCACAATAACAAAGAGCTCAGACACTTCTAAGTATCTTATTTATTGGGGTATTACATACTGGGGAACATCTGATTTGCCTTATGCTTTACATATAAATAACATGGCCATTGGTGGATATGCTCAGCAAGCTATATATAACTTAAGAAGTGCCATGTTCAAATTTGTTCCATGTGATGCTATTATACTTGAAATGTGTTATAATAATCTTGCTTTTAAAACTTTTTTAGGTCAAATTGCTTCTATGAATATAAATATGGACAATTTGAAAACATATTTTGAAAGTCTTGGTAAGAATATCGGCTCTGATATTGGTGTATGGCTACCTCACTGTGGGCAACAGGGATATAGAGATTATCCAGATACTGTAAAATGTAATTACTCTGGAGCTGAGAAGTTAGCAATAGATAAGGGATATAACGTGATACTAAATCTTGATAAAATATGCAATGATGTACATGATACATATTATACAGACATGAATATGTCTGATTTTATGAACTCATTAGGTAATAATGGAATACATCTTGATATACAAGGGCAATGGATTTATTCTGCCGCTTGGGAGTCATTGACTTGATGCTTTGCGCCTTTTCTAGAGAGGCATCTGCATATAATTAATTTAAGTATTAACAATTAAAAATTTCTAAAATTATGGGAAATTTTGATGTCGAAAAGGCAATCGTAGTTCCGGACAGTGGAGGCACTGGGAATAACTTCCTCGCAGGTATGCTTGCATCCGCTTGTCAGTCTAAAGGTCTTGATGCTAACGCAGTAATGGCTTTGTGTGGAAACAGAAATGGCTCATTTGGAAATGGCTGGGATGGTATTATTGCTCTTATTGTCATCGCAGCAATCTTCGGAGGAAATGGCAATGGTTTATTTGGCGGTAATAACAATAATAGCACAGAGCGCCAGATGCTTATGGATGCAATTCAGCGCAATGGCGTTGATATTAGCCAGTTGGCAAGCACTTTGAATTGCTCTGTTGGTCAGGTACAAGCTGCTATCCAGCAAGTTGCTAGCCAGGTATGCAATGTAGGTAATCAGGTTGGTATGACTGGCCAGCAGATTATCAATTCAATTCAGCAAGGCAATATGGCTCTTACTCAACAAATCTGCAATTGCTGCTGCGATATCAAAACAGGTATTAAGGACTAGACTATTGCATTGCAAGGAGAGCTTAATAGCGTTAATCGTAGTGTTGAGCGCGGCTTTGCTGACGTTGGTTATGCAACTCGTGACCAGACTTGCAATATTGAAAAAGCTATTCAGGCGTCTACCGAGTCAATTCTCGCTGGTCAGCGCGCCGCTGAGATGCGTGAAATGCAGCGTGAAATTGCTGAGCGCGACCGTCGAATTGCTGAACAGGCTGTTATCATCAATAACGCACAGCAGTCAGCCACTTTTGCTCAGATGATTAGCCAGGCCGTAGCCCCTTTGAATGCTGGCATCAATTCTCTTAATACAGAGATTGCAGGCATTAAGTGCCATTAGCCCGAAACTAAAGTAATTCCTTGTGGAGACAATTATGTAAAAGTCAATACTGGCTTTAACATTCCTCTTCAGGTATCGCCTGCAGCTTATGGTGCGTGCGGTGCGTTCGGTGGCTATCCATATGCCTATGGCTATAACTGCGGCAATAATGGTGGCTGGGGTTAATTAGAGAAAGGAGGCTATTATGTCATATCCTATTAACCCTTACATACTCGCTAATAGCCAAGGTATTCCACGCCTTCAAGCAAATTCAGTAACAGTTAATACTTCAGAGGTACGCTTTAGTTTTCAGAACCATAGATTTCTTAATGCTCCTTTTGTTGGATTGATACTATTCAAACTGCCTTCTATTCCTACAGGAACGACAGCAACTTTGCCAGTAGTATTTGCCACGAATGGAAACAATCAAGCAGCTATCAACTATGAAACTGGAGCTCCTTTAATAGTAGCTGATGTTGCAAGAGCAGGTATATTCTTAGCTATTTACGACTCAGAAGATGGAGCTCTGTATGTATTTCCAACAGCGACTACATAATTAAAAATTAAAAATCATGGCTTTTCAAAATCTAAGAACTGGCAGTACAGTTTATATCTTTCATAAAGATAATTCTCCTAAATTGGAGATAGGACAGGTTATCGCCGAGCCTAAAATACGGCAGAAATATTCAATTCCAACTCCAGGACAACCTTATGTCGGCTTTATACCTCAACAGCAAGAGCAAGTCGTAGATTTGTCCATTAAAATAGGAGACAAAGTTCAGCCTATCAAAGGCCTAACTCCTTCTACTGATATTCAGGATTGTGGTAATGGATTATTTGTATCTTGTAACAGAGATGCTGTAAATGCAGAAGTAGCAGCATATATGCATAATAGCGAAGTCGCTATTGCAGATGATGTTATTAACGCTCATAGGCAGATTATCGAAAGCTGCAAGAATATAATGGCCATGCTAAATCCTGAAATAGCAGAAAGGCAAAGACTTGAGAAGGAAAACAATGAGTTAAAAATACAGCTAAAAGAACTTTACAAGTCACAATCCGAAATGAAAGGTATGATGGCCTCTTTATTAGAGCAATTGGGAAGCCCTGTAAAGAAAAGTTAAACATGTAATTTTGTAGAAAATATACCTACGATAATTAAAATCAAAGAGCGCCAAGCTGATAAGCTTTATGAATGCGCAGAAAAAGTGCATAGAGGCGCAAAGAAGCTCATGGAATTTATCGAAGATGAAATTCTTGAGTCAGAAGAGTTTGATGAACGCTACGGTGGTGGCGGTAATGGCGGTGGCACAGGCGGTTACCGCGATGAAGAAGATGATGATGACGATGAGGACTACAATGAGCGCCGAGGTGTACCTGGTACTGGTAGATATGGTCGTCGTAGATACGGTCGAGGACGCCGCTACTAATAACTAATTTCAACTGAGGCCGTGCTTGTTGAGTACGGCCTCTTTTACTTAAAAAACTTTAATAATATGACAACAAGAAAAAGATTACCACTTGATATGTATGATGACATACCAACGGAAATGAGAAAATACCTTCGATTTCATGGATGGCATTTTAACAAAAAGGCATGTGATTTTGCAGTAAGTCTAATGCGCAAAAAGAATGCTTCTACTGGTAAGACAGAGAAGATAGAGCCTCTTACAAAAGACCAAGTCGACTCTATGCTTGCAAAATACGGTGTGACTCTAGAAAATAATGTAGATTACGACTACGTGTATGTTGCTAACATGGGAAAAGCTGATTTGCTTAAAAGCAGTATTACCGATGAGCAGCATTTAGCTTTGTACGTAAAAGACGTAGTTGACGACGTAGATGCAGGCGATGGAGAAATAATGCGTGAATGGGATGCTAAAATGACATCCAGAGGTATAGCTGTAGATTGGGAAGAAATTCTATGATAGCAGGAAAATTCTATCTTGAAAACTATGCTAATTAGCACATATCGTACTTTATAATGACAGATGCCAAAGATGCAGAAGAAATAATAGATGAGTTGTATAGCTTAAGATGCAGTAAACGATTTTTGAATAGAGCTAAAGAAATTTTATACTCAAATAGGCGTAATATAGGAATAGCCTATAGCAATCCTAAATATAAACGTAGCGCAATAGTAGTATCAAAAACTACTAATATTTGGGAATTTTTCAATAGCTTTGCTCATGAAGTAGACCACATTGAAAAGCATATTGCTAAAACGTTAAATTTCAGTCCTTATAGCGAAAGTGCCAGTTATCTAGTTGGTGAAATTATAAGAAACATGTTTTATAATATAACAAGGAAAATGCTATGCTAGAATTGATTGAAGCGAAAGACCTAGAAGCTCTTATGTTTTTTATAACTGTTAGAGTAGTAATAATAGTTATATGCTGGATTTTCTCTACTATAGCGTGTATCGTTGATTTTTGGAGTGGTACATTAACAGCAAAGATTTTAGGCGAAAAGCTTATGTCTCATGGTTTTAGACGTACTATTGTAAAAATAGGCGATTATGCTAGAGTTCTCATGTTTGCATTTATGGTAGACGCTTTAGGAAGCTTACTATCATTCTACATACTGCCATTCGCAACTATGCTTTGCGCTTTAGCAATACTTTGCATAGAAGGCAAGTCTGTATTAGAGAATAGTAAAAGAAGAAAAGCACATGCCGGAGATGTCCCGGATATGATTAAGCAAATTATTCAAGCAGTTACTACCGAACAAGGTAATGAGGTTTTTAATAAAATAGTAAATCAAGTAAACACAAATAAAAAATGATACTTACAAATATTAGTATAAATATAGTTCGTAACCAAAATGAATACGAAAAATATGTATATGAAGAGTATAGGAAAAAATATACTTATGAAGAAAGCAAACCAAGTCTTCCATGGCTTGTAATTTCATTTGATAAAGCGCAAGGGGATAATATAACCGATAACTGCATTTTACAAATGACTCCAGTTGCAGATTTTACAAATATAAATGCTGCGCCAAATGGTGAATGGTCTGTAGGAACTAATAAAAATGAACTCACATTAAATCTTGATAAGCTTTATAACAACGTGTTAATGTTAGAAGTTAAAAAAGATTGTGGATTTTCTCAAACACCGAATAATCTTACCGTAATTATAAAAGACAATAACGGAAAAGAATTTAGAAGTTCTCTTGATATTATAGACTTCAGCCAAAAAGAAACACTTCTGAAAAACATAGAAGAAAAATATTTTCAGCAAGGCGAAGACTATTTAGCGAAAATAGTATATGAACTTATACAGCAAGGAAAAATATGAGAAAAATCAATAAGCTTATAGTACACTGCTCAGCAACGCCTGAAGGTAAAGACATTAAAACTGAAACTATCAGGGATTGGCATGTTAATGGTAATCACTGGAAGGATATTGGTTATCACTATGTAATTGAGCTCGATGGCTCTATTCATAAAGGCAGAGACGAAAGTGTAATTGGAGCTCATTGCTCAGGTCAAAATGCCAATTCAATTGGTATTTGCTATGTTGGTGGAGTGGCCAAAGATGGTAAAACACCAAAAGATACGCGCACTGAGGCTCAAAAGCAATCTTTACTCGAATTGCTGAAAAGCTTAAAGGTAAAATACCCAAATGCTACTATTCATGGACACAGAGAATTTGCAGCTAAGGCATGCCCCAGCTTTGATGCTAAGTACGAGTATAAAGACCTCTGAAGCACATAAAAGCCATTCTCGCAATAATTTCTTATGTGCGAGAATGGTTTTTATATTAAATATGAATAATAACAAATAAAACTCAAAGATTATGCGAGAATTAGCGAGAATAATTACACTTATATTTTTAGCCACTATATTATATAGCTGTAAGTCAATTCAATATGTGCCAGTGGAAACAACGAAAAGAGATACTACTTACTTATCTCAGACCAAAATTGATAGCATATATCATAGAGATTCAATCTATGTAGAGCGCAAAGGCGATACCGTGTATCTCAGTAAATATAAATACTTGTATAAATACATAGAAAAGCATGATACTCTCTGGCGAGAAAAAGTTGATACAATTCAAGTTGCATACCCTGTAGAAGCTCGGCTTACTAAATGGCAAAAGATAAAAATTAATATTGGTGAATACCTGATAACCGCCATAGCCTTAGTAATTATATGGCTGTGTGCAAAATACTTCATAAAGCGGTAAACAACAGAAACAATATAAACAAGTCATTGTTTACGCCTAAAGTGCTCAAAATTAATTACTTATATATACTGTAAACAAAGAAACAATAATTTCATTAAATCTTTTCGTATTAAAAGCCGATATTTCTTATTAACCTTAATGTTAATCGGAAATTAAGAAATTAAGTTTGAAATATATAGAGGTATTGTTTTTATTGTTTCTTTGTTTACAGCAATTTCAAAGCCGCACTAAAATTGCTGTTTAATTATTTTTAACAAATAAATTCTCAAAAAATAATGGAAAATTTTTTTTCTTTCGAGAATAGTTTGTATATTTGCATATCGAAAATAAGATAATAAAATTCACCAAAATATGGAACAATTTAATATAGGTAATGTAATTGAGCACTACAAGCTAAATACGGAAGATTTAGCGAAAGTGTTATTTCCTACTGTTAAATATCCGAAACAGGCATTTGACCGTGTGTTAAAGGGTGAAGCCAATTTGGATGTTATACAGTTAGAGCGATTGGCCAATCATATTGGCGTGTTAGTAACTGATTTGTTTTCAGCAAATACTTGGAAAGGTTCATCTGAAGATGGATGCCTAACAATGCTGAAAGGCGAGTATAAAGTAAAGCTGAATTATAAAGGCGTGTACGTATCTATATATAAGAATAATGAGCTTATCCACCAAAAACTCTCAAACATACCAGATATGACAGTAAACGAGTTTATTAACTATTTAGATAACTTCATTAAAAATTACGAAAATGGAAACCGTTAAAATTTCTGTTGAGGTTAGCGTAAACCTGTCTGAAAATACGCAGAAGTTTTTAACTTCATTGTTTGCAGCAGGAGTTCCAAGTGGAGCTCAAGTAGCCGCTTCAGTTTCTAAACCTGCTCCTGCTGCGCTAGCAAAGCCAGCTCCCACAAAACCTACTCCTCAGCCTGCGGCACCTGCCCAGACTCAGAGCGCTGCCGAGCCTGCTCCTTCAGCACCTGCTCCTGCTGCGCTAGCAAAGCCAGCTCCCACAAAACCTACTCCTCAGCCTGCGGCACCTGCCCAGACTCAGAGCGCTGCCGAGCCTGCTCCTTCAGCACCTGCTGCTCCGGCTGCTTCTTCTGCCTCTAAGAGCATTGAGGATGTTCGCGGAATGCTTGCAAAGAAGGTCAATGAGCATCGTGACGTAATCAAGCAGAAACTCAATGGGCTTGGAGCTCCGAGTGTAACAAAGCTTGACCCTGCTAAGTATGATGAAATGTATAACTTCTTAGAGTCACTGTAATTATGTCGAGTACAAAGAAGTTGCAAAAAGCAGCTCAGAAGTTTCGTAGAGAAAATCCAGGGCTTTATGCTCAGTGTGCTATTCAATGCCACTATTTGGCAAAATTGATAAAAGAATATGGCTCAAGCGACAAGTAGTACTAAACCACAGAAGCATAGCCAGAGGAGTCATGCACTCCTCTCGGCTTCTGGAGCTGGAAGATGGCTTAATTGTACTCCATCTGCAAAGCTTGAAGATGAATACGGAGAAAAGAAAAGCTCTGTATATGCACAAGAAGGTACATTGGCTCATGAGCTCTCAGAGCTTTACCTGAGAAAAGATACACTTAATAGCATTAGTGAGCAAGACTTTGACCAAAGGCTCGAAGAGATAATGGCAAATGACCTGTTCAGCGAGGAAATGCTTGAAGTTGTACCTATCTATACGGATTATTGCTCAGAACAATTAGCTGAAGCAAAAACTGAAAATCCGTTAGCCGTCATGGAAATTGAGCAGAAACTCGATTTGACGGACTTTATACCAGAGAGCTTTGGAACAGCTGACTGTGTCATTATCAATGACAACCTCATGGAAGTTATTGATTTGAAATACGGAAAAGGAGTTCCAGTATATGCTGAATGGAATAAACAGCTTATGCTTTATGGTCTTGGAGCATTACAGAAATATGATACTATGTATGATATATCTGAGGTACGATTGACAATCGTACAGCCACGCATTAACAATATATCTTCATGGCAAATATCTGTCGAAGAACTCCGCAAATGGGCAGAAGAGGAGCTTAGACCAAGAGCTGAACTTGCTTTTGAAGGTAAAGGAGAACTCAATGCTGGAGATTGGTGCAGATTTTGTGCTGTGCGTAATCAGTGTCGTAAGCTTTATGAGCAACAACTCGAAATTGCACAACACGAATTCGCAGATCCAGAGTTGTTAACCGATGATGAGATTGCTGATATAGTTAAGCGTGTGCCTAAGCTTATAGAATGGGCTAATTCTATCGCAGAATATGCACAGAAAAAAGCTATAGAAGAGAATAAGCAATGGCCAGGTCTTAAGCTAGTTGAGGGTATAAGCAGACGCAAATGGGTTGATGAAGACCAAGCCTCAAATGCAATCTTTGCTCGCTGCCCTGAGTTATCAGAAGATGAGATTTTCAACATGAAGCTTAAGCCAATTACTTCAATTGAAAAGATAGTAGGCAAAAAGCGCTTTGAAGAAATTCTATCTGATGTGGTTGTAAAACCTCAAGGTAAACCTACTCTTGTACCGCTTGAAGACAAGAGACCAGCAATGGGCTATAATCAAGCACAATTAGATTTTGCAGATAATGGAGAATAATGACTATTTGCCTGATTGGGCAATTATTGAAAAAGTAATAACAACTAAAAATTAAAGTAAAATGGAAAATTCAACAAAAGTTGTAACTGGCAAAGTAAGATTTTGCTATGTGAATGTGTTCGAGCCAACGGCTATGAACGAGGGTGATACCCCTAAGTACAATATCTGCATTCTTATCCCTAAGACAGATACTAAAACTTTGGAAAAGATTAACAAAGCTATCGAGGCAGCTAAGCAGGCAGGCAAAGCCAAGCTTGCAGACAAGAACGGCAAGATACCTTCAAACCTCAAATTGCCTCTACGCGATGGCGACGATGAGCGCGGCGATGACCCAGCATTCGAAGGCATGTATTTCATTAATGCTAATAGCCAGCGTAAACCGAGCATTGTGGACAAGGACCTCAATCCTATCATGGAGAAAGAGGAGTTCTACAGTGGTTGCTATGGCCGCGCATCAATCAACTTCTATGCCTTTAATGTTTCATCCAAAGGCATCGCAGCTGGATTGAATAATCTTCAGAAGCTCGAAGATGGCGAGATGTTGGCCGGTGGTTCTACTGCTGAAGAAGACTTCGGAGGCGAGAACGAATGGGATGACGATATGATGTAATTTCCTCTCTGCATCAGTAAGTATAGTAGTTTAATGGTAAAACCACAGAGCGCCATTGGTTTGTGTGCCTGTTATGCGGGTTCGAATCCCGCCTATACTCCTAATTTTATAATATCAAATAAGAAATAATGGCGAAATATCTTTTCATAGACGTTGAAACATTTTCCTCAGTAGATATTAAAGACTCTGGTGCCTATAAATATATAGAGTCACCAGACTTTGAGATACTGATTATAGGATATGCATTAGATGATGGGCCAGTTAACATTATTGATTTAGCTCAAGGCGAAGAAATGCCTGAAGAGTTTGAAGAAGCATTACTTGACCCAGAATGCATAAAAGTTGCTCATAACGCAGTATTTGAGCGACTTAGCTTTAAGCGAATAGGATATAACATCCCAGCAGAACAGTGGTATTGTACTTCAGTGAAAGCTGCATATTGTGGTTTACCACTTTCATTGGATGGTGTATCAAAGGCTCTTAATCTTACAGATAAGAAGCTTGATACAGGTAAAGCACTTATTAAGTACTTTTCATGCCCGTGTAAAGCAACTCGAGTTAATGGAATGCGTACGCGCAATTATCCAGAGCATGCTCCTGAGAAGTGGGAAATGTATAAAGAGTATAATAAATATGATGTTTTGGCCGAGCGCGAGATATTTCATAGATTAGAACCTTATATCATTCCAAAGATTGAGCGAGAAATGTACGTACTTGACCAGAATATCAATGATAGAGGTATTTTGGTGGATATGGAGTTAGCAGAGTCTGCTATTGCAGTAGATAATACTTATACTTCTATATTAACTCAGCATGCTCAGCAATTAACAGGTCTTGAAAATCCAAATTCGCCTGTACAAATTCGGCAATGGATAGAAAAGAAAACAGGTAATGCTATATTGTCACTTTCAAAAGAAACAATGCCTGACCTGCTTAAAGAGTTTGCAGACTATCCAGATGTAATTGAGTTGCTTAATATACGCAAAAAGTTATCAAAAACTTCAATTAAAAAGTATTATGCTATGCTCAATTGTGCTATGAAAGACCACAGAGTTAGAGGTACGTTCCAATTCTATGGCGCAAATAGAACTGGTAGATGGGCAGGTAGATTATTGCAGTTGCAGAACTTATCAAAAAACCATATATCACATATCGAAGTACCGCGTGAACTAATTAGGGCTCGCGATTGGGAAACGGTTGAGATGATGTATGATGATGTTGCGGATATTCTTTCACAACTTGTAAGAACAGCACTTATACCACCACAAGGTATGAAATATGCAGTTGCTGACTTTTCAGCTATCGAAGCAAGAGTTATATCTTGGCTCGCTGATGAAAAGTGGCGATTAGATGTATTTCACGGTGACGGTAAGATTTATGAAGCAACTGGAGAAAAGATGTTTGGAGTACCAAAGTCTGAAATTAAAAAAGGCTCAGTGCTTCGCGACAAGTCAAAAATATCTGAATTAGCATTAGGCTATGAAGGAGGTCTTGGCGCATTAAAGCGCATGGGCGGTGATAAAATGGGTCTTTCAGACACAGAAATGATGTCACTCGTACGAAAATGGCGCATGGCCAATCCTAATATAGTTGATATGTGGAAAGAGATTGATGAGGCTTCTAAAGAAGCGGTAAGATACCACAGAGCCGTTAAGTGCACTAGTAAAAATGTTATATTTGATTGTGACGGTGAATTTATGACAATAGAATTGCCTGTAGGCAGAAAACTATTTTATTATAAGCCTGAATTCAAAGATAAGAAAATAGGCCGTTCTACAGTTCCAATTCGAAGTTTGTGCTATAGAGGCATCGACCAGACAACAAAACAATGGATAAGCATAGACACCTATGGCGGCAAACTAACAGAAAATATAGTTCAAGCTGTATCAAGAGATTTGTTAGCTGATGCTATGCTTAGAATGGAAAAAGCTGGATATGGAATTGTGGGTTCAATACACGATGAAGTTATAACAGAGGTTCCAGAAGAGAATGCTCAGCTATGGTATGATAATTTGGTAAAAATCATGTCAACTCCACCTTTGTGGGCACAAGACCTTCCACTTAATGCAGATGGAGGAGTTATGGATTTTTACCAAAAATGATTAGTATTTATGCAAGTAGATAAATTGAAATATGATGAAAATTTGAGCATAGCAGTTGGACTAAATGTTTCAAGTAAAGTATGGAAAAATACCAAAACTACTTGGAGCAATTTAGTTCAAAAGCTAGCTACTCCTGTAGTAACCGCTGAAACATATAAGCGGTTTATGAGTGCTACAAAAGAAGAGCAAAGTAAGATAAAAGATGTAGGCGGATTTGTAGGCGGATTTCTTACAAATGGTAGGCGTGATAAAACAAATGTACTTTACCGCCAGTTAATTACATTGGATATTGACTTTTCTCATGAGAACTTTTGGTGGGACTTTACAATGCTATTTGATTGTGCTGCGGTTATACACTCAACTCATAAGTCATGCGCAGAAAAGCCTCGACACAGATTGATAATTCCACTGGATAGAGAAGTATCTCAAGAAGAATATCAAGCCATTGCACGAAAAGTTGCCGGAGACTTAAATATTGATTTGTTTGACCAGTCAACTTTTGATGTAAATAGACTTATGTTCTGGCCGTCTGTATCATCAGATATGGAGTACTACTTTGAATTTCAAGACGGACCATTTCTTGAGGCCAATTATATATTAGGGCTATATAATGATTGGCATGATACGAGCGAATGGCCAACTGCTACAGATAGCACAGATGTAATAATGCAAGCTATCAAAAAGCAAGAAGACCCAGAAGATAAAAAAGGCATAATTGGTGTTTTCTGTCGTACTTATACTATACAAGAAGCTATTGAGACTTTTCTTTCAGATGTATATACACCAGCTGGAGAAGGGCGATATACGTATATAAATGGCTCTACAGCTGCGGGCTTAATAGTCTATGATGATAAATTTGCGTATTCTCATCATGGAACAGACCCTGCTGGAGGTAGACTATGTAATGCATTTGACTTAGTTCGCATACATAAATTTGGCCATTTAGATACAGGCAAAGAAAAAGAAGACAAAGATAAAAAGAGCTTTAAGGCAATGGAAGAATTTGCCTCTAAGGACTCTACAACAAAAAAGCATATTGCTGAAGAAAAGTTTGCTGAAGCTAAATTCGAGTTTGCAGAAGAAGCAAAAGCAGAAGTTCCTGAAGAATATGATACTTCATGGACAGAAGAGCTTGACGCTAATACAAAAGGCGAATATGATAATTCTGCCAATAACTTGAATATAATAATTCAGCATGACCAATTCTTAAAAGATGTATTTAAGCTAAACATTTTTGATAATAAAAGATATGTTACACGTTCGTTACCATGGCGTAAAGTCGATACGGCGGAGCCTCTTCGTGATGTTGACTATTCTGGTGTTCGTAATTACATTGAGTGTGTTTACGGCATCGTGTCAAGTCAAAAAGTGGACGACGCGCTTGCGCTTGAATTTGAAAAGAAAAAGTTCCATCCGATAAGAGAGTATATATGCGCTCAAAAGTGGGATGGTATACCGAGAGTTAATACATTATTGATTGATTATTTTGGAGCAGAAGATAACGCTTATACTAGAGCCGCCATTAGGAAGACGTTGGTGGCGGCTGTTGCGAGGGTATTCGAGCCAGGTATTAAGTTCGACACAGCACTTATACTTGTCGGAGAACAAGGAACGTATAAAAGTACTTTCGTTAAAAAGCTCGGCATGGAATGGTTCTCAGATACATTCACGACTGTGCAGGGCAAGGAGTCATTTGAACAGATACAAGGGGCGTGGCTGATTGAAATGGCAGAGCTTTCAGGCCTTAAGAAAGCAGAAGTAGAGTCAATAAAGCACTACATATCAAAAAGAGAAGATATGTTCAGGCCGGCGTACGGTAGAACAGTAGAAACATATAAGCGCCAATGCGTATTTTTTGGTACTACTAACAACAAAGATTTCTTACGTGACCCGACAGGAAATAGACGATTTATGCCTATAGACGTAAGGCCAGAATATGCTACAAAGTCTGTAAATGATGACCTTACACAAGATGAAATAAATCAAATATGGGCTGAAGCATATCAACTATATTTGGCAAAAGAGCCTTTATACCTCGTTGGTGATGAAGATATAATTGCTAAGATTGAGCAACATAAACACTCAGAAGCAGATGAGCGAAAAGGTATTGTTGAAGAATATCTTAATACTAAATTTCCAGATGATTGGGATAAAATGGACCTGTACGACAGAAGACGTTGGCTTGAAGACCCATTGTCTAAAAACGGTACAGTGCAAAAAGACTTTGTCTGCATTGCTGAAGTATGGTGTGAGTGCCTCGGCAAAGATAAGACAGAAATGTCAAGATATAATACCAGGGAGGTTAATGAAATTCTTAGGTCATTGCCTGAATGGGAAGCTATAGCATCCACTAAGAACTTTCCTTTATATGGTAAACAGAAATACTATAAACGTAAAGATAGCTTATTATGATAGCAAATTTTTATAAGAAAAACGGTATAGAAGCTCGTAATTACAAGCTAATTGCTTCTAAGAATATAGATTGCATTCCACAAAAAGGAAACCTTATTGTATTCTCTGGGCAATTGTTCGTAATAGACAAAATATGCTTTGATATAGATAAGTGTGAATATAATCTTTATATTGTAAGAGTATGATTATTAAGCAATATATAGTAGAGTGTGATAAGTGCGGCAAGCTGATTGGTATTTATAACAATTATAAGCCAAGCTTAAAACAATTACGCAAATGCTGTGGAATTGTTATAATAAATAATAGTAAGCCACGGCTAATATGTAAAGATTGTATAAAGCATGATGATAGACAGTGAAAAAGTTATAGAGCGCAAATTGGCCGAGCTTGTTAAAATAAACGGTGGCATGTGTATAAAACTGCTGTGTGACCAACTTATAGGCTTACCAGATAGAATGTGCTTATTTCCAGGCCATAAAATAGTTTTTGTGGAATTAAAAACAACTGGACGAAAGCCTAAACGCATACAGGCATATATGCACAATAAGCTTAGAGCTTTGGGTTTTAGAGTTGAAGTAATAGATACGATAAAAGGCGTTGAACAATTTATAGATAGTATAATTTATGATAAGTAACATAGTTGCATTTATAATAGGTGCTTTGTTTGGTTTAGCTTGTTTAGCTATATTTAACAGTAACAAAAGATGAAAGAAACAGATTTACATAAATACCAATTAGCTTGCGTGCAGCATATAATCGAGCATCCATTTTGCGGTGTATTTGTAGATATGGGCCTTGGCAAAACCATATCAACTCTTACTGCTATAAATTATTTGATGTTTGATTATTGTGAAGTTAGTTCTGTATTAGTTATAGCTCCAAAACGAGTGGCTGAGTCAGTTTGGCAAGAAGAAGCAGAGAAATGGGAACATACAAAGCATTTGCGCTTTTCTAAGATTATAGGTACTGCTAAACAGCGAATAGCAGCTGTTATGGAAACAAAAGCTGATATTTATATCATATCAAGAGATAATGTTGCATGGCTTTGTGCTTTATATGGCGGAGGCAAATTACCTTTTGATATGGTAGTAGTTGATGAGCTTAGCAGTTTTAAGTCTTATAAATCAGAGCGTTTTAAGGCATTACGCGGCGCAAGACCTTATCTTAAAAGGCTAGTAGGACTAACTGGTACACCTGCTCCAAATGGACTTATTGATTTGTGGCCTCAAATATATCTTATAGATAGAGGCGAGCGCCTTGAAAAGACAATATCTAGATATAGAGAAAGGTATTTTCGGCCAGGTCAAACGAATGGTCATGTCGTATATTCATACGATTTGATGAGTGACTCAGAATATCTAATACATAAGAAAATAGAGGATATTTGCATAAGCATGAAAGCCGATGATTATCTTGAAATGCCGTTTAGGACAGATAACTATATAAAGCTTAGAATGCCTGAAGCTCTAAAGAAGCAATACAATGACTTTGAAAAGAATAAAGTGCTTGACTTAATAGGTGCTACTGAAACGATTGAGCAAGAAGACGAAAATGATAATTCAGTATTTGTTGAAAAGCCTGTGGAAGTAAACGTAGTCAATGCCGCTGCCCTTTCAAATAAACTATTACAGTTTGCTAATGGAGCAGTATACGATGAAGAAAGAAATGTATTTCCAATTCATGATATTAAGCTTGAAGCTCTTAAGGAAATAATCGAAGATGCAAATGGCCAATCTGTACTTGTGGCATGGACCTATCAGTTTGATAGAGATAGAATTGTTAAGTATCTTAAAAAATATAAGCCAAGAGAGCTTAAAAACAATAAAGATATTGAAGACTGGAATGCTGGTAAAATACAAGTTATGTTGGCACATCCAGCATCAGCAGGTCATGGGCTTAATCTTCAAGCAGGAGGTAGCATAATAGTTTGGTTTGGGCAAACATGGAGTCTTGAATTATATCAGCAGTTTAATGCTCGATTATATCGACAAGGACAGCAAAATCATGTTGTTATAAACCATTTAATTTTGCAAGGCACTCATGATGAAGATGTAATCAGAGCACTTAAAGCAAAAGATAAAAAGCAAAATGCCTTAATGGATAGTATAAAAGCAAAAATCGGCAAATATAAAAAATATATGTAATATGGGAAGAAATGGTAAAAAAGCTCCAGTATTTCTGGAAATGGTAAAATTTGTTAACGATAATGTTGGCAAAGTAGTAAGTTCAAAAGAAATTTTGCTTGGTAAAGAGCCAGGTAGAAACTCAGAAACCGCATATCTTTATAAGTTTGTAAAGCTTGGATATGTAAAGCCTGTAGACGATAATAGTTTTGTGAAAGACAAAGCAGCAAGCTTTAAGGTAATAAAAGAATTTCCTAAACATTACAACTCCGTTATGTTTATGGATGAACTGAGAGTGGCAAATGGGTATATACCAGATAATCATAAACGTAAAGTATATTGATATGAAAGCAACAGATGTACAAATAGGTGGTAGTCATTATAAAGATATGGCTATGCAACCAATAGAGCTTATAACTGCTTTAAGATGCTCTTTTATACAAGGATGTATTATAAAATATATTAGCAGGTATAGAGCTAAAAATGGAGCGCAGGATATAAAGAAATGTATTCATTATGCTCAGTTAGCTATTCAATTAGGAGATAAAAGAAGATGCAATGATAAAACTCTCTCTCTTAACATAAATAAGTTTATTATTAAAAATAAACTGACGATGCTTCAGCGGAGAATTATTACTCAAACTGCATATAATAATTATGAGCAAGTTATTCAATTTTGCAAAGAATTACTGCAAATAGAATATCCAGAAGAGCAATAAAATCTGGCCAAGTTAAGAAGTGTTAAGTGAGTGCATTTTATAATGAAAAAATTTTCTATTCTCGGAGAAAATTAGTATATTTGCATATCTAAATAAAGATAATAAAATGGACAAGAAAAGAACCTTTCAGCAAATAGCCAAAGATATAAAGTCAACATGGCTTAATGTATATTTTGGCGCAGTGCCTTATTTAGAGGCAATGCTAACACTTGATACTTCAGACCCGAATGCTATGTATTTTTATAATACTGCAGGAGATATTGTTAGATACTTCTTGGCAAATGCACAAACATTTAGAGGAGCTGATGCAAAAAGATTAAAAGCAGAACTAAAATCGATGCTGTAATGGATGAGATACTTAAACTGTTAAAAGAGAATAACGAAATGCTTAAGGAAATACTGGTTTTCCTTAGGTATTTCCAAGAAAATGACGATATGAGGCAGTTTAAGTTTAGTATAAACGTTGCAGCAGACCTTTTTGTAGAAATGCTTGAGAATAATCCAGAGTTAAAAGATAAAATAATAAATAGTTTCAAAGCATGAGTAATATATTAGAACAAGCAAACAAGATTGTAAATGAACGCTCAGAGGAAAAAGAGCGTCAATATGGGCCATTCCAGGCATCAATGGAAAGAGCAGCAGCTCTTTATAACTTGATGTCGCCTAAAGACCAGCAAATAACAACTGCTGGTATGTATAGAGCTATGATAGCTCTTAAGTTATCGCGTGAGGCTTATGCACACAAAGAGGATAATCTTCTTGATGCAGTAGCTTACATGGGCTCTATGAATGACTATCTGGAAGAGCATAAAGATATTTTCAACAAATAAACAATTTTTTAATTATGGCAAAAGTGTATAACACAACAGACCTCAGACCTGGCCAGGCCTTTGAGCGTCACGTATTCCACAGAGACCAATTTGCGCATTATCTGCGATGGACTCATATCTTGAAAAAAGCCAAAATTGGTGAGTCTATTGTTGATTTTGGCTGTGGAGCTGCCAACTTGCTTGAGGTATTATACAGAAACAAGTTTAAGCAAAAAGAATATATTGGTATCGATATTCGCGAAAAAACAATTCAAGAAGCAGTTGAGAAGTATGCCAATGTACCTTGGGCTCATTTCTATGTTGCTGACCTTGTTAAAAACTACATGGATTTCAGCAAGTTTAATGCTGACAAAGTCTGCGCTTTTGAAGTGCTTGAGCACGTTGGCAAACAGAATGCAGATGCATTTTTGGAGAACTTTAAGGCTTGTGGCAATAATAACGCTACTTATTACCTTTCAACTCCGAACTACGATCCATCTGTAGGAGCGGCTGGTAATCATACTTATGATTCTGGTGATGGGCGTGGGGTTGACGTACAAGAGTTTGACCATTGGGAGCTTGAAGGCATATTGTTGAAACACTTCAACATAATAAAGAAGTTCGGTACATTTGCTTCGGCTAAAGACTATAAACCACTGATGAATGATTGGCAGCAGAAAATGTTTGATGCTCTTAAAGAGTATTATGACTCAAACCTCATTGCCAATATCATGGCTCCTATGTTCCCAGATGCTTCACGTAATACTCTTTGGGTATTAAAGCGTAAGCCGGGAGATGTAAAAGTTGCTCCTAAAGCCACTGAGCAACCAAGCTTATTCGAGGACGATTTAATGTAATAATATATATGAATATAAAAGAAAATGTAATTAAACCTAGTGACATGTTATCATTAAAAAATATAGATAATACGATGAAGATAAAAGAAGCTTTATTCAAACTCGATGACTTTTGCAAAGTAAATAAAATTGAGTATATGGTAACAGGTACAACTGCTCTGGCTATGCTCGGAGTTCCGTCTAATCCACAGAATATAGATATAAAGGTATTTCATTTGAAAGAAGAGCAGAAAGCAAAGTTAAAAGAACTTCAATTCCTGTCTGGCCTTGAGAATGAAAACTATGAAGAAAGCGCGTATTACTCATTTGTAATCGGTGGAGTCAAGATAAATGCTATCATTGACAAGACTGAAAGCTATGATGAGATTATATCTAAAAAGGTAGTATTGGATATAATCAACGAGCCTCGTGCAAAACATCATCTTATAAATGTTCAGCTAGTAGCTCTCGCCTTAAAAGATAAGATGAAGCTCAGAAGAGATAAAGACAAAATATATATGTTGAACTTAATTGCTAATTTGGCATCATTATGAAAAGTTTAATTTCAGTAACTCCAAGAGAGTTTAAACGCAACTTCAATGAAGTAATGGAAATGTGCACAGACATGTGCATGACAACCAATCAGGAGATTGTTATCACTGTTCCTACGAGCAGAAAGTCAAATACTCATGCAGAAATAGCTAAGCTCGTTCCTGTAGAAAATGGCAGAGGTATTAAGTATGAGTACAACAAAGAACTTATGGATAAGCATGGCATTAATGCTTCTAATCCTAAGCTTTCAAAAATTGGAGCTATCATGGCTGATGCTTTTGAAAAAGAAGGAGTTTACAGCCTTATAAGTCCAGAAGTTGAACATAGACTTGCTAGAGCTGTAGAAACAGCAGCTAAGGAACTTGTTAAAATGATGTAGTCATGAAATTTGCAAAAATAAGAAATGTAAAGTCCCCTGTTCGTGGGACTGGTAAAGCAGCAGGAATTGATTTTTTCGTTCCTAACTTTGGCAGTAACAAAGGCTTTATTGTAAATCCAGGAACTGATGTTTTGATACCATCAGGTATTAAGATGGAAATTCCAGAAGGATATATGCTTATGGCGGCTGATAAATCAGGAGTTGTAACTTCTAAATGGGCTTGCCTTGGAGCTGGTAGAACACCGAAAGCAGAAGCATTTGAAAGCATCGTTATCCTCGGAGCTAAGATTGTAGATGAAGATTACCAAGGTGAAATTCATATACATGTTGTTAATGTCGGTAAAGCCAAGGTCCACATTAAGCCAGGTATGAAAATAGCACAATTTATTCTTGTGCCTGTATCGTATGAAGGCCTTGAAGAAGTTTCTGAGTCAGAGCTTTTCAGCCATTCATCCGAGCGTGGTGATGGAGCACTCGGGTCTACTGGGTCATACTAAGGATTGATTTTCACATTATTCTCGCGCGCAATATCGCGCTTTAAGTACATGAATGATTGAATAATAATGGAATGATAGGCGTGCTCTAGAACGCGCGAGAATATATAAACTTTAAGCACATGAAACAGCTCAAGAAGAAAACAGTTGAAATTCCACAAGTCATTTATACAGACCAATTTCTTAGATTTGTGGCTGTTTATGTCAACAGATTTAAGGCCACAAATGGATATGGCAGATGGCTTGCTGAATATAGGCGAATGGATGAGCAAGGCATGTTTAAGCCAGAAAAGTTGAGAGAGCTTTATATCGATATATTAAAAGATACAAGTGCTTTGTCTTATATATACTGGGATGCGGTACACTATATTTGTATACAAGCTTTTGATGCTACCAAAGCTTTTGTATCAGCCAATTCATTTGAAATAAGAATAATTACTGGCGAAATAGCATTTGATGATAACGACGAAGAACTTACAGGCTTATCTATGGAAGAAGCAATAAGTATTTGCAATGCCATGAATGAGGAAGCTGAAGAATTGTTGTTTAGAGTTTATAACAGTAACACTAATAAAATAGTTAAATGATATGGCAAAGTATATAGAAGATGAAGTTCACATTGAAAGTCCGATGGATTTAGAAGCTGAATTATGTAAATATAATTGCAAAACTGAAAAAGAACTTGATGAGCTTCTTTGGTATGATTATGGAGTTGCACTTATATTAGATTATAAAGATAAAGAAGAGAATAACGTATGAACATAGCTTATAAAAATGCTACTGAGGCTTTTGAAGACCTATATGCTTTTATTATGGGCCAAGGAGTAAATACTAATGTTGGAACAAAAGCTGTTTACAATGTTGGTTTTTATTTACTTAATCCTCAGCAACGTGTCATAACAACAGAATGGCGTAAATTCAGCGAACGATATGCAGAGCGCGAATATGCCTGGTATATGTCTGGAGATAGGAGTGTAGCTGAAATTAAAAAGCATGCTCCTATGTGGGATAAAATGCATGGTGGAGATAACATTGTCAATTCTAATTATGGATGGCAGTGGACTCGCAATGGCCAATTGGCAAAGTGCATTGAACAGCTTAGAGAGAATAAAGATACCCGTCAAGCTTGGTTTACTATATTTGACGGTAAAGAAAAAGATGACTATGAATATGATACACCTTGTACACTATCAGTCGGATTTGATATTAAGCCTCAAATAGGAACTCTTGATATGTGTGTAACCATGCGAAGCAACGATTTGGTTTATGGTTTTTGCAATGACCAGTATTGTTGGACAAAGCTTCAACAATTAGTTGCAGATGAGCTCGGTGTGTCAATAGGCACTTATTACCATTTTGCTCATGATTTGCATATATATAAGAGACATTTCGATATGCAAGAAAAGTATTATAAACAACAGCTTAAAAACTTATAAAAATGAAGCTGGAAGATTTGAAAGTTATTGATATTATTCAAATGCCTCAGTTTGAAAAGCATATTGAGGCTTTGATTAAGGACTTGTACTTAACTCGTACGAAGATTATGAATGAACATCCAGGTGTTCAATTCAAAAGAGGTCCCATTGAAAGATTACAAGAGAAAAAGGTATTTGGGCCTAAAGCTCTTGCTGCTCTTTACGCGAAAGTAGTCGATAAGACTATAAATACAAGCGAATATCCTTCTACACTTAGAACTTTTATTAAAGGAATAGGTGATGAAGCTTTTCATAGAACCTATCTTGAGTTAAAACAAGTAGAAGAGGGAGAAAAAGTAGAAACAATAATGGTTAAAAAGGAAGAAGATGAAAAAGATGCTTAAATTTTTATGGAGATGTGTAGGTGTACTTTATTTCCCTATATATCTATTAGCATGGGTATTGTATAAAATAGCAAGACTCATGCTTGCAATTGCATATTTTGGATTGCTTAACAAGCAAGCTGGAAAAGATATAATCAAGTCATTATTTAAGTGGCATGGAAGATATTAAGCAATATGGAGACTTAACCGAAAAGGAACTCTTTGAATTTCTCGATGAAATTAAAAGTGATGATGAGGATATTCAAGAGGCTCAATCTGAGGCAATTGAAAAAATTACCTTGGAAGAAGAGCATGTTGAATTATCTGAAGAAGAGCAGGAAAACAGAGAGATTGAAGCTAGATATGGAGATAAAATGCCATGGACAGGCTTAGGTCCAAATAATTGCCAAGGTGTAAAACTGTTTGGACCTGAGGGACAGCGCAGAGCTGCAATGGCTAGCATAGAAGCTAAAAGGAAAAAGTCTCAACGGCTTAAAGAAGACAGAATACGTATTCAGCGTGAAGCTTTCAGGCAAGAATATATACGCCTGAGTGACCCTATAGGAAATGAAAGGATTAAGCTGTTAGTTTCATCACTTGTTAAAGAACACACAAGAATGGTTGATAAATACTCAACTTATATAAACAAGCGATTAACTACTTTACTTAATCCTTTTATTCCACGTAGGTTAAGAATATGTAAAAGCTTATATCCTGACTCAATTCGTCCATGTCCTGGCTTTTTATATAAAGCGAGTGAGGAATATGGTGCTGGATTAACTTTCTGGGCAATGCCGAATATCCCATATTACTTTGCTCAAAATACAGAGCAAAAAGTTCTTATGGAGCATAAATCGCCATTCTTGGTAAATGTGGACCAGTCTATAAAGTTCTATCATGAGCATCTTAAAAAAAGAGCAGACAAAGAGCTTAAATATGCTTCTTTAATATATCAAAAAGGCGTATATTCATACTTTGACCTGTTAAGGCTTAATCCATTTTGGTATGAAGTTTTATATGATGATTTGCAAAACAAGATTAAAGAAATGATATGAAAAGTAATAACACTAAATTAGCATTGCCAAGAATTTTAATCTATCAAGATGAAGACTGTAAAATCCTGGTAGATTATTTGGTGTATAACGGCTTTCAAGTAATAACCTCAACTGAGAATGATATACTAATCAAAATCAGAGAAAAGAATTATGACTTATGCATATTAAGCCATTATAAAACAACAGATGCCTCTATGAGGCTAAAGCCATTAAAATTTTTGCGCAAATCAGATGATAAAATGCCGGTAATAATGGTATCGAATAAGGCTCGATATGAGTATGTTATTGAAGCATTTGATGAAGGTGCAGATGATTACGTTATAAGACCATATAACATTGAGGAGCTTATAAGAAGAATAAAAGCCGTTCTAAAAAGATGTGGCGTGCGAGTAAGAAGTATAGAGCCATCTTATGAGATAGGCGATTACCTGTTTAATACAGTAGATAAAATTCTTACTATAGGCAGTATAAAAACACAGCTTAATAATAAACAAAGTCAAGTTCTTGCTTTACTATGTGCTTATAAAAATGAAACATTACCTAAGAAAATACTTATGCAACAAGTATGGACTGATGATAACTACTTTAATAAACGTAGCTTAGATGTCCATATATGCATGCTGCGAAATATGCTTAAAATGGATAACCGAGTAGCTATAGAAACCATACGAGGAGTCGGTTATTCTCTCGTTATAGAAGAAGATGAAAGCTTAATGTAAAAAAGGCAGACTACTTTTCTGTAGTCTGCCTTATATTTCTCTCGTTCACTTGTTAAGCTATGCGCTTCTTGAAATTCTTCAAAAAATACAAGCTCATTTTTCCTGTCGCAAAATCCTCATCTTGATTGCCTGTATGAAAACACTTAAGGCCATATTTATTGGTATAAACCTTAAAATCACCGCGTAATTCTCTCGTTCCAGTTTGGTTATTAAACCACCACACTCTAATATGATTTGCATCAAGCCATTTTATTTGCTGCTGAATATATTTAGTAAGGTCCTCATATTCATCATAATCGGTTTGGTCTTCAACATACGGAACAAAAGTACATTCTATAAGGTCTGAGTCATCAACTGCTTTCCAATCATCTTCTATATAAAAATTATTGGAAAACATTTCAGATACCTCATTGGCTTCTTCCAAATTGTCTTCGTCTAATGGCTCTTCGCCATAATACAAAAAGCAAAAAGCATCATTTGATATTTGCAAAGTCTGCTTTTTGCTGTAATCTAAAACAAAATTACTCATTTATTCTCCCGTTCTATAGTTTCACGATATTTCTTCTCAAGCTCTGCTATTTCATCTAAAGCAGCTTGAGGCTGAACTAATTGAACAGCAATTGGCAGTTCATTTCCTTCTTGCATTGCTTGAACTGACTGAGAGCCATCAAGCAAATTCTCTTGCTGTACCTCTTGGGTATTCTCTTGTTCATTTATTTCCATATTGCAATTATTTATTTTTGTTCAACATTTCTCTCGTTGGGCCTTGTGATATTCTCCTGTCCAATTGTGGCGGATATTCTCTCGGCCATTTCCTCTGTTAACTCCTGTACCACACTCGGGGGTCCAATGTGGACAATTGCTGCATAGTCCACTGTGCACGCGGGCTACACAGCTTGTACACTCAGGCATAAGCTGTTTAATCATAATGACCATGCAGCTTTTATGAGTTCTAGTGTGTAACATTTTTAACAGTTTTACTTTTGTTCTTTTATAAGCTAAAATACAAAATAATCTTGATATAAATCACTGTTTTACAGACTTTAACATAAAAATTTTCACTGGTTTATTGCGGCTTCAAAATAAAAATATAGAGCTCTAAATGCCTCGAAAATATATGAAATTTCATTATTCTCGTTCATTCTCTCCTCATTTCTTTTTATAGATTTAGTTTACTATTATTCTCAAATAAAAGTGTCCTAGAAGCCAAGAAAATGAGTCAACTTTTTAGCCATAAATTTAACAGCTATTTATATAACTGCTTGGTGGCTTAAAGCTCAAGAAAGTCCATGCCTCAATTCATATTATAGACTTTATAAAAATACGTTGATAGATACATTTCTTTTGACCTCTATCGCGTCGAATTGAGTTAACCCATATTATAGTACACCTAAAGCCTAAAAGTGTCCTAGAACGCGAAAGAAGCATGCTTCTATGAGTTTACATATTTTAACATAAATCGCAATAATACAAAAATAGCCGCATATTTAGATATGCAGCAAAAAAAGAGCCGCCTCTTTCGAGACGGCTCCATGGGAGAAACGATGTCAGGTGGCTGTGTTATGCAAGTGACTCCTCTTCGGCTGTAGTCTCAGCAGGAGCTTCGGCAGTTTCTCCATTTGCCTGACCGGCGAAATATTCATCCAGCTCCTTCTTTGCATCCTCGAGCTGCTTCTTTTTGGCTTCCAGCTCTTCCTGAGCTTTCTGCAGCTTCTCCTCTGCCTTCTTCACATTCTCCTCGCAGCGAATTACGCGGTCCTGAGGAGTAAATGGAGTGCGGGTTGCTGCTGCCTCACGGCGCTCCAGATACTTGGCATTGAGCTGTGCGCCTTCTTCATCGAACTCTTCGGCAATCTTAATGCCCCCGGCTTTCACAACCTTGTGCATAGTCTTTGTTGCAAGCGGATTGCCCTCAATAGGAGCCGGAACTGAAATGCGGTAGAGCAAGCGCTGAGCTCGTTTGTCAGGCACGACTGCCACAATACGGCCGATTACCATTTCAATGTGCTCTTCGCCGTTTTCGTCTGTAGTACGGTATTTCTCAAATTCTACCGGTTTACCTACATTGCTGATAACTTCGTTAACCTTTTCGGCAATTGCTTCCGGTGTCCATTCAACTTTGTCTACCGGGTCTTTTGCTTTGCGAGCACGGGCTTTCTTCTCCGGCTCAACAACTTCGTCCAGAATGCGAACAAGATTGCTGTCGTGTACCTTAACGATGCGGCGTCCGTCGTCTGTCTTGATTGCATAGAGCACCTTATTGCTGCGCTTCTCTTCAATCACTCCGACGATATAGCCGTCAACCCATTCTGCGGTGTTGAAAGGAACTGCCTGACAACGGTGGTTAACGTTCTTCTTCAGCTCTTCGGCCAGTGCGTGACGGTCCTCGTCGGTCATCTTCGGCTTTTTCTCCTGAGTTGCCTTGCTGCTATTGTAAAGCGGGTTGAGCCCGCCATTCTCTTCAGCTGCCTTGATAGCTGCTTCTTCCTCAGGGCTGAGCTGAGTTTCTTCTTCAATTGTAGGAGCGGCAGGATTCTCTTCTGCGGTTGCCTCAGGAGCTACAGGATCAGCAAAGACCTGAGCCTGTTCACGAGCTGCGAGTACGACCTCGATAGCCTTCTTGTCTTCATCACTTGCCGTTGCTAAAAGAGCGTTCAGCTTCTTCGTTGTCACCTGCGAAAATTTCTTTGTTATCATAATACTGTAAATTTTGAATTGTTATTAAAATGTTATTGTTTAATTTTGATATTGCAAATATACTATGTTTTTTTTGAATTATTGAGCCGCTTTGGGAACTTTTTTCCAAGTTTTATGTTAAAAAATATCAATTGAGTTTCTTAAACGGCCCTAATAGCCCGAGAGTACTTATATTATATCCCTCCTTGCCAAAGAATTTGAGTGCCATATTAGCCAATTTCGTTGTCTCTAAGGCATCCGAAGACGCTACTATGATAGCTACACAACCCTCATCATTGGACACGATAGCACAATCCGAAATGGCTTCTATGAAGTTCTCCATACTGTCCAAATTCTCTCGAGCGGCCTCAACTTCAAGCCTATAAACCGTTACAAACATTTCGTTTCTTGTCATGTTATTTAGCTTTTACGGTTTTGTAGCTCTTGCTTACCTCTACACTGAACACGCCGTGCCAAAGAGCAAATCGGATTGCTGTTTCTGATTTGCCTTGTTCAACTGCAATTGTTGGCGTCAAAAACAATGTTTCTGACTTGGTTGCTGAAAATTTTATTGTTACCATATTACTGTAAATTTTAATTGTTTTGGCTATCGCCATATCTTTTTAATTGTTTTGGCTATCGCCATA